GTTTTCACTCCTCCTGCCATATCTATTTTTACATCCATCGCATGATTTTCTGCCGCATTTATAGGTATGTATATACTGCTTGCATTCCTTGTCTTTCATTACGCACCTCTAACTGATTCTAATTGAACGGTAAGCCGGTATCATCATCTGGAACGCTCATAAACTCATCGCCATTCGGAGTTGACATCTGACCGGCTCCCTGCGCTTCGCTACTTCCTTTGCTCTCTGCGAACTCCTGCTCCTCCACTGTTATTTCAGTGGTATATACTTTCTGGCCGTCCTTGTTTGTATAACTTCCTGTTGTGATTCTTCCAGAAATAACAACTTTCGTTCCTTTTCTGAAATACTTCTCGGCAAACTCCGCCTGTTTTCCAAACGCTACACAAGGGATAAAATCTGCGGTTGGTTCTCCGTCTCTCTTAAATTTTCTGTCTACGGCAATAGTATATCTTGCTACTGCTGTATTTCTCCCCTGCGAATATCTAACATCCGGGTCGCGTGTAAGGCGGCCTATCTCGATTGCTTTATTCATTTTTAGCCTCTCTTTCTTTTACCAGCAACTAACTGATGCACCATATTTTCGAGCCAGTTTACGGTTATAACCTTTAGTTCCGCCCCCCTCCCGATTGTAATATAAGCTGTTCTTCTGCTATTCATTTTCACATCTACAGGGCTGCCGCAAGTGAAGCATTTATAAGTAAATTCCGCAGTATTCATGTTTGTCATATACTTAAATTCATTGCCACACTTGCACTTCGTATAAAGTGGTTTGAGGTTTACAAGTTCCATTTCGTTGCCACAGTCACATTTATAGGATTTAATTTTTTCTTTTGAGCAGAACCCTTTTTCTCTTCCGCACTTATCGCATTTGATATACAGAAAGCCTTTGTATCCGTCAGGATGTTCCACATCCTGCGGCGTTTCTTTTTTCTCCGGTTCTTTCTTCCATCCCGTACCAAACAAGCTGTCATTCCGGCTGTGAGGCTTTTCTTGCATTTTCTTCACAAACTCATGCGCTGTAATACTTTCTTCGGTTTTTTCTTCTTTCCCGGTTTTAGCATCCGAATTATTCTTAATGCCTCCAACTGTCTTGATTTTATTATGGAATCTCATGGCATTATTAAGCAATGACATAGCATCTGCCTCTTCCATCTGAAATGTATTTTCTCCGTATCCACTAATGATTTTAACTTCCATCTTTTTCGACTCCTTATCTTATATTTTTCTTCAAATCGCAAATAATTTCATTTATCGTATCAACCCACTGTTCTAGCTCTTTCCAGTTTTTCTGTTCTCCTGTAAAAGGTCCAATGTTCAACAACCTTTCAGTTACAGATAGTTCTTTTGCTCTGCGCTGTTTTTCGCTTTCCAGAAGATGCTTCACACATTTCCTGTAAGCCTCTTCATCGAATGGCTTTCTTTCATGCTCATACGCACTGTACTCTGCCGGATTGCAACCAGCTATTTTTGACATTTCCATCATTGATATTTTCGCATCTCTCCTCAATGCTGCTATGTAACCTGCGTACATTCCTTTTTGACTATTGATGTTCTGTATTTTAATCCTTTCCTGCATAGCCTTTGTTTCCGTAGCCTTAATTAGTTGTCGTACTCCGCATTTTCCATTTTCGCAATCGTACAAGAATCCGTTTTTCCCTCTTGCTCCATCCCAAAATCCAACCACTCGTTTAGACGGTTCATTGCAATGCTCGCATTTTCTATTTATCAGCATTTTCAGTCCTCCCTCGGCTTATTCAAAGTATCCAGATGCTTTATCAGACATTGAACGCATCCTTTCTGTTGAAACCCTGGTTTGCATACCATTTCAACCGGTATAGGACAACTATGAACATTTGAAATAATATATTCTGCAAGCACTTTTTCTCCTGCTCTTGCCTTTTGTAATCTTTTATTCGCCGTATCCAGCCGATTATCTACATGGCCTATGAAATCTGCCATTATCCGCATAGTTTCTTTGCAAAACTCTTCGTTGATTCGATACTCCTTATGTGTGAAATCATGCAGGAATAAGTCTATTCGCCGTTTCAACTCATTTTTATTTTTTATATCCATCTTTTCTGCGCCTCCTGTATTTTATAGAACACTTGCGGCAGCAATATTTCTTTCCTGGAATATCAGTCTGAAATATTTTCTTGCAATACAAGCACTTTCTTTCCTCCATCTTCTAACCTCCACTCATATCGAATAGGTCAAACAACGTAAGCTGTCCGGTAGGCAGTACCTTTTCTTCTGGAATCTTTTTCAGGTATTCCTCTATCTGTTTGCGACAATATTTAAAGCTGTCCTGGTATCTTTCCGGGTGTTCGTGCCGCCTCATTCCGACATAATCATTCCCATTGATAAAACTCTGCAATCCTGTAATATATTCCATAACCGCACCGATATGGCACTGTTCTTTTTGCCTTTCGTTCAACTTTCCAAGATTCTGCATGATAAAAATATAATTTTCATCTGCCTTGTAAACCAGGAGAGAGCTTTTCGCATTTTCCCTGATTTCATTCATTCTCGCCATATAATAATTGTCTACCCGTGGCGGTGTTTCTCTGAAATATTCTTTCGGATAGTCCTTTTCTTCCAACTCCTCCTGGCACTTCCGCTTGTCATATATGATATGGTTCCGCACAATATTCATGTTGAAGCCATCTTCGTATAATGGGTCGCTGCCTCCATGCGTGTTTAGGTATTCCCATCTTTGAAAATCTTTCTGCAAATTTTCCTGCAATTCCTCTGCTCTCGTCCTTTTCTTCGCCATTCTACACCTCTTTTCTATCCCCTCCCCGGCATCCATGGGTGCCGGGATGAGAAGATTGATAGATTTCTATGCAATGGTACAAGCCGGAGCGCAGCGATTAGCCCAGGTCGCGGTGCTGTAGTAGTAGACGTGACCATCGGAGCCCACACACCACGCAATGGTCGAGGAGCCCCGAAAAGCCGAGCGGGTCCAGTGTCGGCAGGTATTACCATCCTCTGTGAATTTCACTCTGTTCGCCTTATTTTCATAAAATTCGTATGGTGTTTCATCCGGGTCGAACTCCTCTTTTGAGAGCAGGAAAAACAAATCTTCTGTCTGTTCTCCATTGCTGTTGTTTTTCTTCACTTTTGCCAGGTAAGGAATAAGGTCTACAAATCTTTCTTTGAACTCATCGCTCTGTAAATATTCTCTCAACTCTGAATCCGCCCATACATTACTGCCGTAATCTCCTTTTGTGTCGAACTCTCTCGCCTCAATTGCTACATGAGCCTGGATTGTCATGCTATGGTCAAGTGTTTTGTCCACAAGTTCCTCCGCATCAAAGCCAATAACATCATATGGAGCCTCTTTTCCGTCAAACATAATCCAGATTGTATCTCCAACCGAAACATGGTTCTGGATTTCTCCGCTTCTAATAAGTGCTCTTAATTCATCCAACGTAAATGTTTTCTTGTATTTATGTGTGATGTTCAGCTCTTTTCCGGTATCTTTTGACTTTTCATGCTCCTGGTCCGAATCCACGCCAGGCATGGCGCAGTTGCAAAATGGATGCAACGGTTCTGCGCATACTGCCTCTGCTAATTTCTGTGCCGTTTCGTTTACTCTTCCTGCCGCAAATTCCAGAAACGCATTTCTTTCTCTCTTGATAAACTTCTTGCTGCCTACTGCCTCCATACGGAATCCGTATGCACTTAATCTGATTGAATTGATACTCATTCTTTTTGCCCTCCTGTTATTCAATATGTTTTGTTTCTCCTGCAAAGCAATTTCCGCAGAACCTGTATACGTCTTTCTCCACCCTCTCAAAAGTCGGAAAAGTGTCACACTCCGTTCCCATCTCATCGTCCATCACTCTGCTGTATGGCGCACCCACCTGCAAGTATCCATCTCTGTATATTCTTGGTGTTGTGACATCCATAAAATATATGAATACGCTTTCATCCACCAGGTCGCCCGGTTTCGCATAATCATACCAACTATATTGGCAATTACCGTTTGCCTCTCTTTCCCAGTCTTTCATGGTCTTGAGCTTTCTCCGATGCATTTTCAGCCGCCTTTCTGTATTCGCTTACTATGTAGCTGTCCGCATGGAATCCGTTCAGGACATTAACTGCCTGTAATTCCGTTATTCCGCATCGGTTCTGTAACTCAATTCTTAATTCTCTTCGCTCCCTTATGTCCTGCCCTGCTGTGTCCGGCAGAGCTTTTGCACGTTTCCAGTATTCTTCTACAATCGCCCTTGTCAAAAGTTCTGCCATACCTCTGTTACCTCCTATACGCCCGAAGCAGACGTTTTCTGTAATTCTGTGATAACTTCTTTCAAGGCATATTTACCATTCGCTGTAAGCTGCCTCTGCCAGCATCCATTCTTCGGTGACCATCTGAAACCATGTTTTTTTACAATATCCCTTGTTTCTTCATCCGGTTTTCCATCAAAGAAAAGCTGTAATCTCATAAGGTCTGTATTTTCTACCACTTTGAAGAAATCGTTCTCTGTTTCCTTAGTTCCTGCCTCTTTTGCCTTTTTCAGTCTTTCCAGTCTTGCCTTGGTATTTTTGATTTTTGCATTATTGTTTGAAAGCTGATACCCTGCGAATGGTGCATCGCTCAAATGCCAACTTTCTGACATAGCCTTTTTCAATTCTTCCTGCTGTGAAACGGAAAGCTCCGGGCATCCCTCGACTGTTTTGTGTTTTCTCCAATATGCATTGACCGCTTTCATTCTGTCCTGAAGCTCTGTAAGACTTTCCAGCTTTTCCTCCAACATCTCAATGGCCTGTGCGTCCCCGGATAAAATCGGCTGATTCATTGTAAGCAAGTTTGTAATCTTCTTTGCATAGGATTCCAGGCTGTTCCACTCCTGCATGAGCGAATCCCTGCGGCTGTTCTGCTTGTTCTTTTTCTTAACCGGGAAGTTGCCAGCTCCGGAAATCAGAACTGACGGACAGCTCGCTTCGTTTCTGTAGTAGGAATTATAGTATTCCGCCAGCTTTTTGCTGTATCTCCCTGCCATTCTTTCTGCCTTTTCAGCAAGGTTCGGTCTTTTCTCTTTGATTTTCTCAGCAACCGCATAGACGTTCTCTACTCGCTTGCGGTATTCCTCTGTTGCGCTGCCCTGCTTATAATCACTCATCGAATTGGCATCGTTGGCGGCTCTTGCCATATCCTCGCTGATTGTATAGAACTGAATCTCCATTATTCGTCCTCCTCTATTTTCAAAATTGTTCTGTGCTCATATTTCATCGTTGCCTGTGAATCTTTGAACTTTGAAAGCTCCCAGTCTGAATTGTAAGGATGGAAGTTAAGGTATCCATCACTGCCAACTGATATGCTCGCTGACATTTCCTCGCCATTCCCTTTTAACGCCTCCCGAATCGCTTTCAGGTGCGGATATACTGCTTTGCATAACTCCTCGAACTGTTTTTCTGTCATTTCAATTTTTTCTTTGCTCATTTTTGTGAGTTCCTTTCTTATTCTGCTATTGCGTGGAAGAACATTCTTTCCACTTCCTCTGCTCCCTCTTCCGCATCCATGATACCGGCTGCCATCTCATTCAGGATTGAACCAACATACAATGCCTGTAATGCTTTCCCTGTCTGAATCAAAATCATCTGCACGCCGTTGTTTTCCTTGGCTGTAGCGGTTGCCCCTGTTCCATATAACCTGTTTTCGACTGCATTCATAAGCTCTTTGAATAATCCCATCTTCATGCCTCCTTATGTTTCAACTCATTCTATTGAGTTGTTTGAGTATATACTAACACGTAGTAGGTAGGTGTCAATACCTTTATTAACAAAATCTCAATTTTATGAGTTTACTTTTCAGGTGGTACTATTTCGAGAGAATATCCCATAGAATTTATGACATGCTCGATTATTATGAATCTGGCAGAATCGTCCTCTGTGTCAGCCGCTATATCTTCCAGCTTTGTTATATCTGGTTTTCCGTCCTGCATCAGTCTAATCTCGAACCCAAGACCGTCCGCAATCTTTTTAATTGTCCCATATGTTGGTGATACTCCAACGTTCAGTTTGTACCACAGATTCTGCCTGGTCCATCCGATACGCTTTGCCGCCTCCTCGTATGTAATACCATTATCAAGCATATACTGTTTGAATTTTTCTATAATGTCCACTGCTTACACCTCCACAAAATTAAACTTTGGATGCTTCTTTCGTTCCTCGCATTTCTGGAACCACTCCTGTACCTTTTCTGCACAGAAATCTTTTCCGGCTGTATATTTCCCACTTGAAAAAATAATGCCGTTCTCACTGTCAATTTCGTGAATCCAGTAAACGTATCCTCCGTAATTCGGGCGTACTGAAATTTCGTACCACTTCCCGAATCTATTGGTCGGAAATGTCAAGAAATCGCATCCCGGCTTTTTGGTATAGTCAATCTGCATCTGGTCAAATATCCAATCTGCCAATTCGTCCAGATTTTCAAAAGTCTTGTCAAAGGCTTTCTGGTTATAATCGTTGTAATACTTTACGATTTTTGCTGTTATCATTACGCACAATCCTCCTGATATTTATATTTTATGCCCTGCATGTTCTCTTCCCATTTGGCAGATTCTGGCGTTAATTTTACAAACTGTTCTACAATTTCGAACAGTTCATCTTCGTCCAGTTCCACCATTGGGCAGCCGTATTTGCTTTCCAACTCCTCCTGCTCTTCATCAAGGAACAGATAGTCCTCCCTCAATGGCGGCGATTCTTCATCATCCCACTGGCTCCTCCTGCGTGGTGGGTTTTCGTATTCCTCTCGCCTGCGTTCCCAGTATGCATCTTCGTCTGGCATCCCCCACATTTCAGTCCTCCTTGAGATTTCCCAGGATTTCATCCGCCCTTTGCATAATCTCTGCAAATTTATTGTTTGCCTCTTCCATCTCCTGGTATTTCTTCTCTCTTGCCTTGTAAAATTCTTCATTTTTCAGCTCATCTTCCCACCCATTTATGAACTGCCGCACCTCCCGGACATTATTAAAACCGCACTCGTTTTCATAATCATTTCTGGCTGTAAAGATAACGTATTTCTTTTCCCTGCGCTTATCATCAATGGCAACTCCGAAATACAGCTCATCTCTCTGCTCCTCATCAAGAGGCTCGAATCTTACATCATCATAAAGCGGACCGACCATCGGGCAATTATTTTTGAACCACACCCGGTAGTTATCCAGTATGTAATCGCTTGTAATACCTTTCAGAATCCCCCAGATTTTCGCCAATCTTCCTGCAAGTGCCTTATCATCGCAGAACCAGTCATACCAGCCTGCCTCAATCTGTGTTGCTCTGTCTTTCGCAAGGAAATCTCCCTTGCGGTATCTCTCACAAAACTGTCTTAATGTCATATCTGCCATAGCTATTCCTCCTATTGTTCATCGTTTGTGCTCATCGCCTTGTGCTCCACTCTCCGGCGTTCAGACCTTGCTTTCTTTTTCAAGTTCCTTTTCCATCTTTTGATTGTCTGTGCTTTTGTATGATTCCGGGAAAAATCGTAATCATCCAGAATGTATCTCCCTCCGCTTTCTCTTTCTCCGTATGCGTGCATCTTTCTCCGGCTCACGCTTCTGCCCTCCCTCCATTCTGTATCTGCCTCTTAATCGAGGCAGACTTCCTGTGAAATTGTATACTGTTCTTTTAATTTATCGAACGCTTTATTGGTTACTCGGTATTCGTTCCAGCCTACCCGGTAATGCCCCGGTGTGCAGAAATCCTTATCCGTATATTTTTTCAGGAACGTAATTCCCCGACCTTTGATTTCCAGTGGCGTATCAATAAACCAATGACCGCCATAATATCCCCGGCTCGCCTCCATCTGGCAATCAGGCTTTGTGCCTCCCATCTCCGGTGTGTACTGATACACGCCAGGTTCGGTTGCTTCCTGCGGCTCCTGCTCTTCTGGCTGTGTCAGCTCCAGGCGTTTTCCTCTTCCAATTCTACGAAGAGTGTACATCTCTTTTTCAGAAATATATCCTTTCTGAAAAAGCTGTTCTACGCTTTCAAGATAGAAATTGCAGGATTCCAAAGAACTGCAAATCTCAAATAACTGAATCAGGTTGTTGTAACCATTGCTATGCTGTACCGGAAACTGAATAATTTGTGCTGCCATTGTTTTTCCTCCTACTCACTATTGTGTGTTGTATAACTCGTTCTTATGAGTTTAATATAACACGTAGTAGGTAGGTGTCAATACCTTTATTTACAAAAGGCTCAAAAAATGAGTTTTATTTCTTTTCCTGGCTTTCCTCTGTATTTTTCTTTGGTCTGCCTCCGAGTTTTCCTCTTTCCTGCTGTTTCCGGCAGTATTCTTTTCTCGCTTCTGTTTCCATATCCATTTTTGAACGAATGAATATAAACGCCATATCCGCCGCTGCGCTCAAGTCTTTTGGCTCCTCATTCTTCCAACGATAAAGCATAAGTGCTTTGAAAAGCGTTCCCATGTCCCTATCGCTCAATGTCATTACCGGGTCAGCTATATCAGGATGTAGAATTAAATCTTCCATGGCCCTACACCTCCTATCTGCCTTTCTTGATTCTATCTGCCTTTGCTTTGGTTGCCTCACTTTGAAGAAATTTCTTTATCCCCTCTCTGCAATACTGCCCTGTGTACTGATTCGGACACGCTCGCTCGCCAGCTTCATGTGCAATCGTATCATCGTAAATACAGTACGTGCATTTCTTGAATGCTCCTCTCAATATTGCATTTGTTATCGCATCATCACTTGCACTGTTAAGCATTTCCCTTACTGTCATAGCTCCCTGCACCTCCTGTTCTGAATAAATCACACGCCATCATAAATCCTGCGATGAATCCCTGCTTTTCTCTGCTATCTCCATACTGGACCATGCTGTCCCATATATCGCCCTGCAATTTCATAAAGCTGTTATCTGCTTTGCTGCATATATTTCTAAACTGGCGAATTGCCTCCTGCTCCTCTCCGCTTTCTGCTTTCTCCATCCGCTCATCGACATATGCCTGATACAGTAAATCAATCGTTCTCACTTTCCGCCCTCCTGTTCCGTTATCCTAAGTAATCGTACCTGGTGCGCCAGTGGTATTGGTAAAATCCATTGGCGGGGTTAATCCCCTCGTACCGCTCGCGCCATTCTTTCAGCATTCCTCGGTATGTAAACAGCTCTCCTGTTTCTTTGTTCCGGTACAGTTTCGCTGGCTGTCCGCCGGTATCTGATTTATTCATCCTGTTCGCCTCCCTCTTCCGGTAAATACTCAACTTTAATGTGAGCCGCCATGAAGCAATCGGGTTCTCCGTCAAATTCGTTGCCTGCGGATGAGTAGAGCGTATCGCCTCTTTCTTCGCAGCACTCTCTCGGACTGCAACAGTCTGTGTTCTTCCAGAGCTTTCCGTTTTCATCCTCATACACGTACCGTCCCCAATCATCCCTGCCGATATATTTCAGATGCAATGTTTTAATCTTTACCGCAACCAATTCATAATCGATAATATCGAAATGTCCAAGCGGCTTTTTGTATTCGATATAGCCCCATGCCTGGCAGCCTACTTCCTCAACAAACTTTTTATTGTCGAAGTTCTCAATCTCCAGAACTTCGTTATTTTTTGGCTTCGGGTATCCTCCCGGCATGATTGGTCGCTGTGTGCTGTAATACCTGTACCATGCCGGGGAGATTTCCTTTTCTTTCGCATCAGGGTAATGTGCTATGACATCCTGTTTCGCATCCTCTATTGTTTTGAATGGTCCTGTCCCTGCAGCTCCCTTTCCCTTGTCCTCATCATAAAGAAAATAATTGTGGTATCCATCAGCGTCCTGGACTATTGCGATATGATTCACGTATCCATCGTCCATATGCAGTGTTGAATGAAACATCGCTACAATATTCGCCATCATTTGTGTGTCCTCACTTTCTGCCCTCGTAACCTCCGGGGCGGGCAACTGTTTTATAATTCAAATGCCATTGCAGCATCTTTTTCCGATGCCCCCTGAGCCATGCAGGCGTTGTATCTCATCAACTGCCGTTCCTCTTTAATCTCCCTGATTCTCTTTAGGGTTGGCCAGTCCACCAATGCGCCTACGCAATACGCCTTTTCCATAAGCTCCTCGACTTCGCTGATTCTTTCCTGGACCTCATCCCACTGCTCGTCTGTATATGTGTGTGCCGGTGCCTCCTGCATATCAATTTCGATGCATTTCAGCTTATCGTGCATCGAATACAGGTTGAAATGTTCGCTCTCGTTTACTCTGTACTTTTTCATCAGCTCTGCTCCTCCGTATCTTTTAAAGTGTGATAACCATAACGTCTTCGTCATGCGTCCATCTTCTTACGGTTTTCTCTTTATATTTTTCAACCAGATATTCCCATGCCTCTGTGCAAATATGTGGGCAACCATCAACTACCAGAACGATTTTCCCATGTTCCCAGTCGAATCCCTGGTAATCCTCCATGAAGATTTGTAACGTTTCTCTGAATTTCTCCTGTTTCATTTGTTCTGTTCCTCCTCCATCTCCCAGTATCCATACAAGCAGCACTCTCCAGAATCCCATGTATCGTAATAGATTCCATCCACTACAGATACGCAATGGTTTGCCACATTCAGGAAATAGATTCCTGCTTTATGGTCTTTTGCAAACCGGTCAACTGTAGGTCTTTTTGAACCTTTCTTGTTGCTGATGCCATGGTAAGTAAAACCGTTTGCTTTCAAGTAGCTTTCATAGCACTGCTTTCCATTCGGCATACACTGCAATTCTCTCGCATACGGTAACACTTCATCAAAGACCTGCATCCATTCCTTTCCGGTGACCTTTGTTAATGCGCGAATAACACAATCTCCGTACTTGTCTTTAAGGTCCTTTTTATTCGGCTGGTAATATTTGTAATTTCTGCTTGCCATCCCTATGTCCTCCTTCGTTCCGCTCTTGATTTCTTCCACCGCCCTGCTATAATAAAAGGGTAAGGCTTGGCGGTGGCAGGAACCGCCTTACCCTTATTGCAGATTGGAAACCCTCTTACTTGCCAGGTGTCGGGGTTTCCTTTTTTATTTTCGTGTCACTCTCTCTTGCAATGTATTTAATGCAATCTTCTCTCAAATCTGGTGGAACTCCATATGCTTCTAACCACTCCTGTAACCTTGTAACTTCTATAATGTTCATCATTTCGTTATCCTCCATGTGTTCTTAACCTCCTGCCTCGGTTTATTTCAACTCGTTTTATTGAGTTGTTGACATTATAATAACACGTAGGTTAGTAGTGTCAATATGCTTATTTACAATTTTTGAAAAAGTTTTCGAGGTACAAATGAACATAAATATATTTATATATCTGTATCTTTATCTGTTTCTGTATCTGTATCGGGTTTTTTCGGTTCAGAAAATAACCGTTCGTTAATTCGGTTTTTATTTTAGAAATGAATCATTAGAAAATCCTTATTTTATGCGGATTTCAAGGATTGTAAGAAAATAACCGTTCGGTTTTTCGCTTTTTTGAACTGCCGGTACAAATTTTGAAGTCCAGGTTCAAACTGGTACAAAATCAAAAATAAACCGAATTTTTCCGAACGCATAAAAAAATAACCGTTCGGTATCGGTCGGTTACCAAACGGTTATTTTATCAACTCAATATTTTGTGGATAATGTGAATAACTCTGGGGATAACTCTATTATTGTATCTGCTCAATATCTCCATTGTCGAGATAAACTATGAAATCCTGGAGGACTGTTCCGCTGAACATCAGGTTTGCATCGTGTTCCTCTCCCTTTACATACTCATGGACCGTAACGAACAGATTCCCGCTAAGGTACTGTATCTTCGTTGTCGTGTTGTTATAAAAATTCACAATGCAGTGAATCTCATCATCGCTCGTAAATTTCCATTGGTAGTAATCCTTTGCATATTCCACCATTTGTACATCGGCAGAAATGGTTGATACTCTCCATTTTCCTGTAACATCATTCCGCACTTTATTTCTGGAAAAGGTTGCATCTATATCGTGACAGTTCTTGTCACTGATTCCGTACATCCCGTCCCGGTGCGGTACTTCCTGCGTTTCAGGCTCTTCGGATTTCTCCTGCGTGTCCTCTGCCGCTGCTGGCTCAGTTGTTTCTTCCTGCTTTATCAATTCCCCTGTTGTGTAGCTATACGCATCCTTGCCCGTTGTAGGATAATACAAGTGTCCGTTCTCGCTGTCAGTGATATAAACAACCGTCCAGTTATTATTCAGATACTGGCATCTGACAATAAGGTTTTGTGCATCCGTTATAAGGTAAGCCTCCATGTCAACGACACTTCCGGCTGCCTTATAATTCCCCCAGTAACAATCCGGCACTTTCTTAACGCCAATCGACTGCAGGGCTGTTTTCATGACTTCGACCACTCCGTCCCCATCCGGGCATGATTCAGCCTGCTCCTGCGTAATCTTTGTGAATCCCTCTGGCATCTCTACTGTCGATGCCGGTTCAGCTTCGCTACTTTCGCTTTCCGCTACACTTTCGGTCTGCGAGGTATCAACATCAGTTGTACCCCCCGAACATCCGTTCAAGGTAAGACTTGCTATGGCAACTGCCAATAATAAAAAATGTCTTTTTCTCATTTCTCTGAGACCTCCTAGTTTTTTTCTACAGTCTACCATATATATGCAATATTTTCGAGTACAAAAAAAGAACCCCTCCACCACATTTTATGTGATAGAGAGGTCCGTTCCTCATTTATCAGGTATTAACATCGCGTAGAGTATTCTGGCTGTAATGAAAACCATCCAGCACCAGATTTCAGCTTGCCCCATTTCACGCCATTCACGGTGCGTTCTTCTACTACGGTATATTTGAAATTCTTTTTCAAATGCCCAAGTACTCTTGTCCCACTGGTTCCAGGGTTGTCCCTGTATCTCAATCCATCAACTATAATTTTTACCACATAGTTGCATGACGTTCCGGTATTTGTCGATGCCGGATATACCTTGTTTCCGTTGGAATCAAATACGCTGTACCCTTTATTTTCGTCAGCACATTTCTTTGCATTTTCCAGGCTTGTGAATGCTCCTTTCTGGCTTGCTGCATCCGCCCAAGTTTTACGAACTCGGTACATCTGCTTCGCCTGGGTTCCGCCGGAAGTGTTACCGCCTGTTCCTCCACCTCCAAGAATAGATTTTACCATATTCTTGAACGCTACCCATTCAGCATTGCTACTGCCTGCCATCTGTGCTGGGCAGTTCTTTCCGGTAACATCCCAGTGGCGCAGCACATACTTGTCAACTTCTCCTGCGCTGATGCCGAGCATCTTACAGATATATGCACACAGGTATGCGGCGTTCTGCTTTGTCTTTTCGGAAATCCTATAATTTCCGGCGGTGCAGCACATCTCAATGCCAATACTGTTTGCATTCCTACAGCTTGAGTGCTTATATGTCTTTGCTCCACAATGCCATGCGGTACAATTCAGCGGCACGCTCTGTCTGATTTCTGTATCATCCACAAACAGGTGTGCCGATGCATTTCTTCCTGCTCCGGTAAAATAATTCGCATTTGCCTTTGCTGTATCCTTGCTGTTGCCGGTATAATGCATAACAACATTGAGAACATTTCTGCTCGATGCGCTATTATAATTATCTGAACTACACTTCAAATCACAATTGATTTTGATTCCATTAACAACGGCTGAAAGCCATCCTGTCGTTATTGTCTTTCCCATGATAGATGTTCCTCCTTTTCCAGACATATATTTGTCATAAAATTTCTGTCCGCTTTCGGCTCTTTCTTTCTGCACTGAACTTCCTTGGTTTTCCGGTTTTTCAAAATTAAGCAATACAGCGTTCGATGCCTGGAACACGCTCGTTGCTGTTTTCAGCACATTCAGCACAGATTTATAGCCGCTGCTCAATTCCTGCATAAGAAATTCAAGCTGCATTTCCAGGTCACCGATGGATGTTCCTTTTTCCTGTGCATACTTCTGCAGGTTTTGTTTCCTGCTCCAATACGTCCACTGCGCAATACCGTATCCGGCTTTGTCGTATACGAAATTCTGGTAATCTCCATTGTCTACAGATGTGGTGTATGTATCATCCGTAAAACCCAGTAATTTCTCGTAGTTATTCTGCAAGTTAATAGGGCTTAACCCACTTTCTCGGTCCAGGTTTCCCATCAAACCTGCGACACCGAATGGATTAAGCCCCTTGCTTATCAGAAAATTCCAGATGCGCTCTGCGTTGCTATTTCCTTTGAGCGACATGGTATCATCTCCTGTCTTTTATTCAGTTTTTGTTGTCGGTTCGTCTACTGCCTCGATTACGATTCCTGCGTTTTCCTCCATCTTCATCTGCTTAACAGCCGCTTCAATCAAAATATTAAGCTGTTCATCAGTAATGGAAATATTCTTTGCTGTCAGCATTTCTTTCAACAGGTCCGTAACAATAGCTTTCTTTTCGGCTCCACTCTTTGATGTGAGTACCTGCTGTGCGTACAAGACAGCCTGTGTAACCATCTTTTCGATGGCTGCCATCTTATCCTGCTCGATTCTGCTTTTGAGCCAAGGAATAACGTATCTGGCAATCACAGCCACGCATACCATAATCAGTAACTTTAATGCTTCAAAAATAATGTCATTCATCCTCTGTTGTCCTCCACATTTTCTATGCTTTCATTTTCACTGTTGCCGGCTCCCATATACCGGGAACCCTTACCGCCAAAATCATTGTATTTGAATATGTTTTCAACACCTGCTTTGACTATGTTTGCCCCCACCACAATTCGGAACGTTTCATTCGTTTCGCTTATGAGAGTATCTAAGTAACTGAATTGCCCGGTTTCCTTTATCGCAACTACAATCACGACTAGGGAATACAGCCAGTTCAGCACATACAATACAGACAGGCAGTTCACAATCATTTTTGTGTGTTCCCACATCCAAAGAATGGCGGCCTTGCTTTTATTTTTAGTAGCTCTTCTTTTCCTCACTCCGCAACCTCCAATCAGTAAAGCTGATGTAAAGCCTGGGAGTTCAGGAAATCTTTCTGTTCATGCTTCACTTTCTGTGCATAATCCAGGGCGGCGTGCATATCTCCATTGCATTTCGCATCAGGGATGCGCTGTACCGCTTTTGCCGTAGCTTCTCCGAGCGCAAGTGAGGCATTTATGCAGTTGATGATGCACAGTTCGCTCTTTTCTCTTGCCTGCTCCCTCTCGTCCTGCTCTTTCTGCCTTTTCTTGCGTTCCTCTTTGTCTTGTTCCTCTCGCTTTTCCATGTGATGTTCCAAACACCAAAAGCAAAACCCAGTGATTGCCGATGGAATGCCTATGGCTACAGCTAACGAAAATAAATCCATTGTCCTATACTTCCTTTCTCTCACTCCAGCAAATCCCGGTAGTCGGCCGGTATGTCCTGCGGAGTAAGGTTGTAATCCTTAATTATGTTCTGAATAGTAATACTGAAAATGGCATCCGTAAGCGCATCCTGGAAAGGACGATACGAATGCCATATCAAATGGTTGTGCAGATTGAATAGCTTTTCCTCATTCTCCTGCTCTTCTGTATTCAGATGTAATTCCCTCGCCGCATCCTCCAACCGGTCAAAGTTGTAATATTCCGACAAGGGCGGTATCGATATTTTGGTCATAAGGCATTATGCCAGGTGGACTTCTGCAAAGCACCTGCCTTTTCCTCCTTTTACTGGTATTGCTTTCCGGTAATCTCCGTATATTCCTCTGCTGTAATTTTCTTTTTCTTAACAGCATTTTTAACCATTGTGTTGTTCCAGAATCCACTATCGTAATAGCTTTTAATATCCCAGAACTTAGGGCTGTGTTCTTTCTCTTGTACCTGTTCTGTGGTTTCTACGTTCTGCGTTTCCTGTGCCTTACTCATTGTCTGCACCTCCCATCTCTGTTTTGTCCTCTGTTGGAATATCAATATCTGCCATCATAGCCAGATAATCAATCGTTGCTGCCTGCTCTGCAACTGTAGCACGCAGGTTTTCATTTGCCCGGCTGTCATAAATGCTGCCGTTCATCTCTTTGATTCTCATTGTCAGTTACCTCCATTTCTTGGTCATTCCATAAACTCTTGTAAAATTCGTCCATGCGGCATATGAGGTGAAATGAATTTCCTTTGCTCGCATGGCTCCTCCATGCTTGATAACAGTCATCGACTTTTGCTTTTGTGATTTCGCCTCTTTTGGCTTTTCTCACCAGCTTGCGGAGTTTTCTGCGCCTTTCCTTAACTTTCTCCGAACTGACTGTCATGATAACTTTTCCAGTATCCGTCAACCGATACTTGAATCCGAGGAATGTAAAACCATCTTTAACACTAAATACTTTCGTTTTCTTCGGGTTGAACTCCATCCCCTTGCTTGCAAGGTATTTCTCATTTATCAGCTTCAAATTCTCCAGGTATTCCCTTGATGGATGAAACAGTGTTGAATCATCCATGTATCTGCCGTAATCCTCGGCTTCGGTTTGTTCCATCATCACATGGTCGTAATCGCTCAAGAATGCGATTCCTGCTATCTGGACCATTTGACTGCCGGGATTATATCCCACGTCACCGGCGTACTGTCCATCAAGAACAGTTTCAGTTTGCTCATACAGCCAATCGTCCAATTTATCCCGGAACAATTCTTTCGTGATGTCATGCCTCATATTCGGATAATATCCATGAACATCGCTCTGCAATCCATAGAAGTCTGTGCCGTATTTCCGGTACATTCTCTGTAAAAATACTTTCATTCTATCCCTTGCATCGTCTGTTCCTTTTCCTTTCTGGCAAGCCCAATTATCACGAATGAGCTGTCTGGTCATAATCGGATATAAGGCGTTGTCATTCAAACTCCGCTGATATACCCTATCTCGAAAACATACGCTGATTATTTCCCTCGGTTTTGGTGATGTTATCGTAAATTGCGTTGTCGGCCTTGCTTTATAGGTTCCCTTTTCAAGCTCTTCGCACAGTTTGTAAGTTTCCTCCATACTGTTAAGTACATAATGTGCAACCGAACCTTTCCAGGTAACCCCTTTCTTACTTTTCATCATTGAATCATACAAGGCGTCGAAACCGATTATCTCTTCTTTATCCACGTAAATTGAATTATTGTCCATAACGTATATAGCAGTACCAGTCCTTTCCGGGCTGACTGCATCGCTACAGTGGTGTTTTGCCATTCGGCAAGGATAAGAACTCCTTGTGTTAGATTGGTCGGAGCACCGCCTCTGTGAGACAGCCATATGTCCTGAATACCACACAATCCGGAGCGCAGCGATTAGCCCAGTTCGCGTTGTTGTTGTTGACGTTACCATCGGAGTTCACATACCACGTATTGTTCGAGTTGCCCCGATTAGCCGAGCGCAGGCGGACGTTCTGCGTTTCAGTCCTCATCCCTATAATAAACACTACTTCCGCTGTTTAGCGGCGTAGCGTTCACTATCGCTTTCATTCCAGTTCCGTATCATCCCCCGGATTTTTAACACTTTACCAACCCAGTATTTGACACGCTTTGATTTCAGGTGAAACGAGGACTTTGCGATACCTATGAGTGCCAAAAGCCTATTGCAATTCCTAGCAGCTCTTAACTGTAGACGATTTCTCTCCTCCCAGTTACTATCGCCACGTTTCAGAACTCTGATATTGTTTGCATCCCACGAATCTATGTAGATATTCTTTGCGGTTTCTACAATATCGTCTGTTATGCAGCCTTTATATTCTGGAAGAAATATTTTCTCATTCCTTGTGATTCGGAGCGTATATGTTACAAGGTCTAACTCATACATAAATACGTCCATTTTACAAGGTCGTCTTTCTCCCTCTGGTACTGCCATCTTGATTCCTCCTTTCAAAAAATATCCCGGCATCCGTGGGTGCCGGGGATTATAACGATTATTCGATTAGCAAAGCCAACAAGCCGGAGCGCAGCGAATAGCCCAGTTCGCGCCGTAGTAGTAGACGCCACCATCGGAGTACACATACCACGCACTGCCCGAGGTGCCCCGATAAGCCGAGCGCAGGCGGACGCTCTGCGGTGAAGTGTGATTCTCAATCGCAAATGTTCTAATCTGCGGATATGTCTTGTATTGCTGCATTTTGTCCGCCATTCCAGATGCACGTTTCCAGTATTCCCATACATCGTCCTCGCCAGCTTTCTGCGGAGCGATTGACATTGCCTCCAAACTTGGCAAGAATACTTTATCGTAAGTTACTTCAATACCGTCTGTATCTCCATTGTCTGTAAGAGTATTCTTCCAGGTAGATACCTTTGTCGCTTTCAATCTCTTTGTAAATTCCTCATCAAATCCTGTAAGGAATCCGTGTTTTTCTTTGAGCTGGTCTGGTGTACGGTCAAAATTGTGTTGTGGTGTCCACCACTTACCGTTTGCTGCTTCTGAATTAAGCCACTGACGCATAGCACTCTGCGCCCAACGATTGTATCCGTATCCAACGCTCTGCAAACCATTCAGCGGTGCTGTTGGTTTGAAAGATAACGTTCCGAGGGCGGTTCCTCCTGTCCCCTCTACCATCGCTACGGTTTCGATAGGGTCTGTTGCCGAGCTACTCTCAAATGAATATACTTTCCATTCAGCCGGGCTGACATCAGGTGCTCTGTATAATCCTGCGAGCTGTCCTTTTGCCGGTACAGGCTTTGTAAGTGTGAACTGGTATGTTTTACCCTTTACGCAGTTGTTTCCCCATGTATCACCGATAATGACATTGTAGGTTCCTGCAGGTAACTGTTCCTCGCAATACTTAAATGCCTGGTACTGATTGAACTGTACACCAAAAGGTGTCGCATAGTGCCATTGTACCAACATACCCGGTACTGTTTCTCCATCCGCAAGTGTAACATCTCCAAAATGTACCACATCAAGCGGACACTCGTATGTTTTTCCGGTTGCCTTGTCGGTCCATGGCAAAATAATCTGGTCGCCATAATTAAAGACCTGATTTGCCTTTCCTGACTGCACCACTGCAAACACATCCGCAATGGATGTCGGCTTGTAATTGTATCCACTTGCAATCGCTGTCAGCAACTCATTTTGCTTTGTCATTGCTCCAAGTAACTGCTGACCGGTTTTATCCAGCAGCATAGGTTCTGTAACTTTGCTCATTTCTTTTAATCCTCACTTTCATAGGTTACGCATAATGCGCCATTAACTACAGAAAAGCCATATCCGTCCATCTGCTCTTTTATTGCGATGTCGTTCTCAATAAGCTGTTTCGGTGCCTGGTTTACATTATCCGCATGGTTTGTGTCGGTTGTTTCCACTATCGGAATGTTATCTTTGTAGGTAGCGGAACCTGGTTTGTATGATTTCATGGTTTTCTCCTCTCTGCCGGATTAGAAAACATCGTCCAGCGTGTATGTCATTTCAATATCGTTGTCCTTTCCCTTTCTGGTAAAGGTCTTGATACAAACGATATCGCCGTTGGCATCATACAGTCCGATTTCACTGATGTACTGTCCGGCAAGCTCTGATTCTCCCAACGTGCATTCGTATCTGCATGTTGTTTCTGTGATAAAGTTGTAGCCGCTGATAGGCTTACGGAGCAGCTCTTTTTTTAGTGTGCTCTGTGTCTCTGATGGAGAAATAACATTTCCTGCGCTATCCACTCCTCCAGAACCAAATGCCATGCCGACAATCTTTGGCAGTGCGATTGCTCCTGCTCTTGCCTGCACCATTTTCTTTCTGGCTTTTTTTGTGATAATTACATTTTGTGCCATTCTTAGATAGCCTCCTTTCTGTTTAATGAATTAAGCAATCGTGAACCGTTCATTTTTAATGAACCGTCAAAATATGCAAGATTCCTTTTTACTGTACAGGTAGCGTTTCCATAACTCTCGGAAATGGATGCTACCGGTATTCTGATGTTTGCAGTGGTTTTATTGTCTGCTCTGCAATAATTCATCAGCAATTTTCCATCCATCGGGACGGAACCATCAAAAAACAAAGACTGCCAGTTAAACGCTTTCGCACTGACAGTCTGCTTCTCAATATGGATTTTTTCTGTTAGCGGAACTTTCGCCCTTGCTGTCATTCGCTCAACATCCAGCGTTTCTGCAATCTGGAAATCGCCCTCTTTGTATTTCAGTCCAAGTCGTAAATCATACTCAATAAGTGCATCCATTAGGTGCGAACCATTTAATAGTTCAGAGCCGTCAAAACGCCGCCCTTTCCAGAACGGTATCTTAAAAAGCAAATTTATATCGCTGACTATGAATTTTTCAGAAAACACAATTTCAAAAATGGAATAATCGTTTATGAAATATGTTGTGTGTGATTCCTTTAATTTATCAATCAGCTTTCGGGCTTTTTTTGAATCCAGCGTGCCCTCGCCATTAAAAAATGCCTTAAATACATTTGGGTGAGGTGGCTTATACTTCAATGGACCTGCATCGTGGCAATCTGCTATATGCACCGTGAAGCCGGTCGCATTTTCCAGATACCGTTCCATAATGTACGGTGTCATTGGCGAATGATAATCTCTCTTTTCATATATCGCCTGTCTGCGCTCCTGGTAAGAAATGTTTTCCTGCACCGGCAATCCCCATTTTATTTCGTGCCAGCATAAGCCCCAGGTCGCTGTTTCCGGGAAAAACTGTTGCGGTAATTCCTCCGCCAGCTTTAAGGCTGTATCATATTCCAACCCCATGACCTGGAACATCCACTTGCCAACATATGATTTGTCATAAAATCCGGGTGTCACGTAGGACAGCATTTTCAGGGCACTCTCACTCGTCGGAAATAGTTCCAGTTCTTCATCTGTCATTGTCCACCCTCCTAACTTCTGAAATCGATTGTTCCAGTAACCGGATATTCTTCTTTTTCCAGTTTGATATTGCTCATTTTTCCATTTATCAGGAATGTGTCGAAGTCCTCCACTCCATCAATGGCGGTAATCAGTGGTCGCACATCATTGTATCGAAGCATTCCCTCATTTTTTGCCACACCGTATACAGTAAGCACCAACTTTTTGAAGTCCTCCTCCACACGCGATTTATCCGCCGATTCGTCCAGTAACAATCCGGTAATGGTGTAATTCATCTTTACAGTGGTTGCCGCCACGCATGACAGCTTTGCACACGCTGTAGGTAATAACCTCTGTGTGCGGTCATTCGGAGAAACAATGTAGTTATATACATCATTTATCAGCTTTGTGTTTGCTGGCTGTCCGTTTCCATCCACCAACACCAGTTTTACGGTTCCCGGACCATCAAAAGCAGCGACTACAATACAATCGCCTGCCCCTGCCTCTTTCGCCCATCGGATGAAATCGCTATCGTTTCCAAGATACGTTTTACTGTTATCATATTCAGCAAATATCCTGTCGTAATAGTCTCCATCCTCTTCCCTGGCAGTTCCACCAGATATAGGTTCTGCATTATCTATTCCGGTAATATTCTTATCACTCTTTGCCATAATACATACGGTGTGAGCTGCCACATTGGAGCCGATACCACTTTCCACTGCTGTTACGGCTACCGTTACGGTACCATCACCAGTTATCGTACACTCCTCATTTGTGGCAAATTCGATTGCAGGGTTATCATCTATAGCCGGCACGCAAAAAACGGTGCCTGCGGCTATTACGCTACCTGTGGTACCAGTAATTGTTATATTCCCGGTTGCGTGTTGTTCTTCATGCCTGGTCACATGAACCTGTGCTCCATGTAAATCAAGCCAATCGTCCCAGGCGTATTGTGGAAACGCAAGCATTACTGCTCTTATCAGATGATAGTTGATTAACTCTGATTTTTCCTCCGCCGCCGGTCTTGTGAAATCATAGGGAAATCCGGCAGGCATATCGTCTATATCATCCGGTAAACTCGCCATCATTCGCTCGTGTATTTCATCGGTCGTGCTCCCATCAAAGCACTCCGGTCTATGAAATTCTGGTTGTGCCATCTTGCCACCTCCATTCTAAATATTGATTTGAAATACTTTGTCCCACTCTTTCCCTTTGACCTTGAAAGAGCAGTTCATACTATCGCCGTTCCAATTGAACTCGAAATCTCGTACCCATTCAGTCCTTGGATTTACAAGCAGTGCATCTCTGATGGTTCGCTCCACCATTGATTCGACTGTCTTTTCATCATTCTGTGCCAGTGCGTCCTCCATCTCCACGCCTATATCGTTGGAATAGGCAAGGCAGGAATACCGTTCTGTCATAGATACTTTCATGCACCAAATCATGTAGCCCTCTTCTCCGGTGCACTCCGCAACCTGATTTGCAGCATTTCTTACGAAATCCCCTTTTTCAGGGTCCCATTTCATTGTCCGTTTGTATTGCGTATCATATTCGGAACTTTCTTCTATGAACGCAGGAACAGCAACAGTTACAATATTTGCCATCGTTCCACCTCCTACGAACCTGTTACAACATCTATGACGCAGGCCTCATTCAAAACCCACGCCACAAGCACCCTGTCCCCAGGTTTTATTTTTGGAGGTGCAATCGTGTGACTGTGCGAACCATTGCCGCTTGAATGCCCTCCATGCTTTCCACCGCTTGCTGTAAAAGATAATCCTCCTACATGTCTGCATACCGAATACTGTCCTTTCGGAATTGCTACAGGGAAAGTATTTGTGATGAGGCTGCCGTTTCCCTGGATTTCTCCAAAGTCCAAGCATAACGATGTATCGTTCTCTCTTTGCATCCTGCTGCTTAAAACATTTGCCAGCTTATTTGTACCGGCATTTGCATCGAAATTATCCACGCTATCGCCTCCCATCATTCAAACGTTCCATTATCAACCCATCCATAAACATTGCTGCCACTATCGGTGTGTATCAAATGCCATGGGTGAGCTTTTCCAGAACCATTTTTGATTGTTATTTTTGCTTTTCCGGCTCTGGCGTTATACCCTTTTGAACCAGAATAGGACGATACATAATGCGTACCGCCCTTGAAATTCACAATATCTCCGACATTGTAATCCTTTTTCTTTGTTGTCTGTGTTACCGTTTCGGTCTTTGCAAGCTCCAAGTCCATTGTCATACTGTAATTGTCACAATCATGCCGGATTCCCACCACAAAATAATAATTCTGTGCAGAACCTATCATGATATAAACCAAGTCGCCTTTTCGAATGAATGGCACATCTGGAGCCTGTACTGTGATTTCTTCATCAATCACACCATCTTCGTCAAGGATTTTTTGCGCCGCTGTTTTTGCCTCATCTAGGCTTTCGTCTTTTCCTCTAGTGTATATTCTCTGACGGATTCCATATTTGGTAAGTCCATCTACAGTCGCTTCGACCGGAGAGTTTCCATCATCGTCTGCCTGTCCCAGCACCTTTACTCTGGTAACAAGACTTGCTGTGCTTATGGATTGGCTGATAGATTTTGTATTATCTACTCGGAACACGTAAACATCTTTATTTGTTCCACGCTCAACAACATCAGCATAACCCTCTGCCGCTCGGATAATATACTTTCCTCCGCCTTTTTTGTGAACATCATCCAGAACATCCAGTAACATATCGGACAGATACGAACTGCTGTATTTCATCTTTTCGTGTGATACATTCGGTCCACTATATCCTTTTGTTGGTATCCCCCAATCATCAAACACGCCTGTCACAATGGACTTTGTGCCGGTTCCTGCGGAATAATATTTATTGTCCTGGCTTCTTTGCAAATCGTATAGAGCATCATACGCAACACATTTCAATGTGCTTGAGCTGCTCTGTTCTTGTGGATTCCACTCTTGTACAGTTCCTCTTGCAACTTCTTTATCCTGTGTGCCTCCATCATTGGCAAAAATGCCAATAAGGCATCCGGGTTTGATTATCTCTGACAATCTCCCTGCGGATGTCTTATCGTTCTTTGCTGTAAATGAGACTCGGACAGAAATCTCGTTTTTATTTTCCTCCCATCCGAGCCCAGTAACAAATTCTTTGATATTGTATTGTTTTCCACCGCTACTCATAACAGTAAGTCGGTATGCGATTTTTGATAAGTCTATCATCTCCGCACCTCCTATGCTGCCGGTATCGTGATGGTCGTTCCCGGATAAATCCAGTGTCCGTGGTCAGAACCACTCTTCCGGTGTTTCTTTGCCGCCGCCTCAATCGTTGAAGCGTTCGCATCGTAAATCTTCGTCCACTTCGCACCGCTTCCGAGTTTCCGTGAAGCAATCCTCCACAGCGTATCGCCACTGACTATCGTATAACTACTGCCTGCCGGTTGGCTTGGAGTATTCCTTGGGACGGTCTTTTTTACAAAGGCGGCAATCTTCAATTCATTAGTTGTATAAATTTTCAGGTCTTTTGCCTGCGAGAACTTAATGCTGTAGCTTACATCTCCATAAGCTCCAAAAGGGTCAGGTGCAAATGAATCAATCGTAACGTCCAGGTTAATCCATGTATCTGTCACAAGCAGATTTAACGCCGTTCCTTTTTCCTGCCATTCCCTCAACTGTTGTATGCATTTATCGGGTGTCTGGTAGCTATCACTCTTTACAACCGCAAGATTTTTTCTGGACGGTCCAAAGAAAACAGCATCCCATGAGATTTCGGCCACCTCTGTTCCTTTTGGCACTTTTACGGCTCCCTGGGAGATAATATCGTAACTCTGATATTTTGTTCCCAGGTTGCCGCTTATCTTCTCCGGCAATGAGGAGAATGTAAACGACTTCTTTTTATTCGCCGCTTCAAACAGTTTTATTTCCATCGCCTACCCCTCCTTTACTACCGGCATGTTTGAAAATACCTGCTCCAGTCTGTCAGCAATTTCTCCTCCCAGCTCATCAGCCATTGACTTCATGTTCTTTCGGATAATTGCCATAATGCTTGCCTCATCCATTTTTCTGTTACCTGAATCAGAAATATTGAATTGCGGTGACATCTGGATATTGAGATTTATATTTGTCTTTCCGGTTTCCACTGTGCTCGAACTGCTTAAAGGTTCATCTGCGGTATCTGAATCGCTTTCTGTACCCTCTGTGAATCCGTTATAGCCTGTGGCTCCGTTTCTAATCGCTTCGGCTAACAAATTATCATTGAGAGATAAAAAGTCCGAAATTGAGCTGTAAGCAAACATCTCTGTTGCTGTACTTCCAATCGAACTTTGCCCTACACTGTACGGAGTTATATTTTTGATAACACTTTCCATCGGTGTTTCAATCTCATATGGTTTATGAGGCACGCCAGGAATATCAAGTGCATCATTCACATAACCGCCATTTGCATGAGCTGATACGGTCACTGTTTTGCTCCCACTTCCTCCACCACTCAAAGGTGTTGCATCTCCAATGATGTTTCCGTTAGCGTTCGCCTGTACTCCGAGAATATCTCCAACCTCTTTGTACAATTCAAGTGCTCTGTTTCTTCTACCTGGAACCAAAGGTATGATTGCCTCCGGTCCCTCTTCGCCAACCCATGACAACTGCTTGTCATTCACATAACCGCCATTTGCATGAGCTGATACGGTCACTGTTTTGCTCCCACTTCCTCCACCACTCAATGTGAATGTTTTGGTTGGGTTTACAACAGACCAATCCAGAGTTACACTTACCGGCATTGTCGTAGATACTCCTGCGCCGAACGCACTATTTACGGAACTATCCGTATTCGTTTTCAGAGTGTTTATTGCGCTGTTAATCTGCGACATATCCGTATTGTTAATTGCATTGCCTATTCCACTGCCAACAGCCGAACCTACACCGGTATAATCAGCAGCCTGGAATGCTGTCGCTGCATCGGTTCCAGTCTTTGCACTAAGTCCGGTAAACGCACTTGTGAACGCTGACGTATCAGTGTTCATGATTGCATCGCTCATCTTAGTACTCAACGTTGTGCCAACACCGGAAAAATCAGCGCTTTCAAAAGAGCTGTTCATCGCCTCTTTATATTGTTCCACAATGGACGCGTATGCCTCATTGGAAATCGGTCCATACTCTGCCATAACCTCGTCCATCGTTGGGATAGACTCTTTCATACTTTGCACGATTTCCTCTTTGGCTGTCGGTGCCATGTTCTGCGCTGTTGCTACCAACTCTTGATAGATATTTTCAAAAGCTGATGTGTCTATGCTCATATTATCAAGTCCAAGCCATCCCATCATGTCCTCCTGGGTCCAGCTTGATACATCTGGTTTTTCTGACAATGCAGTCTGTAAAGCAGCATTTAATTTTTCAGAAACACTGCCTTCCATATCCGGCATGATTCCGGCAAGCTCTTCATTCCAAGCCTCTGCTATCGTATCCAGATTGAAACTTGATACTCTCACCTCCATATCGTTGATGTTTGCATAATATCCATCGGTAGCCTGCTGTACAGCCGCATCATACTGTTCCTGCGTAATGGCTCCCTCGGACAACTGTAAATTAAGGTTTGTAAGGGTTACCGTGAGTGCATTGTCGTAAGTTTCTTTGAACGAACTTACCTGCTCCTGTAATTCCTCCTGCAACTGATTAAATGAATCAATATCAAGGCTTGCGCCATTTCCGTACTTGATTTTCAATGTCTGGAACGATGCGTCCTCCTGTGCCTTTGATACTTTATCTGTAATTGCCGTAATCTGTTCTTGCAGATTTGTGATTTCTTTCGATTCATCCAACGTAATAACCCCATCTTCAAGGGAAATACTTACCGTATCGCTTAGTTTTCCTGATAGTTCCTCTATCTGTGATTTCATGCTGTTATACATGGTATCGATTCCCTCTGTGCTGCCCTCGCCGTTTGTAAGCAACTCTAGGGCAACTGTAGCCTCGTAATGGCTATTTTCAATGTAGTCCTGCGCCGATTTTACAAAATTATCAATGGATGTTTTGTAATCATCCATATCCGTTTCGGATAACTGCATACCCAGTCCAACTTTCCAGTTTTCCTTTTTCATCGTGGAAACAGAGCTTTCCAGTGATGCTAAGGATTCTTTTGCATTCTCCGTTGCCTCATTGAACTTTGTAATTCCCTCGCCCATATCAGCAAACGTGATTTTATTTGCAAGGTCTTTAATTTCACTAAGGGATAACTTTATGTTACCGAAAGCCTCTTTTCCGACCTTTGCAACATCTTCCTGGATGTAGGATGCAAGCTGTTCTGCAGTTACAGAACTGTCATTCATAGCATCGTTCAAATCATCGTTCGTAAATCTTACCTTGTCGATTGATAATCCTGTTGCATCGAATACCTTTTGAGCCTTTTCAGCTTCTTTCTGCATCTCCTCCACATTGTCCTGATACTCTTTCTTGACCTTGTTTCCTTTAATCCATCCTGAAATGCCTCCAACTCCGGCACCTACTAAAGCACCGACCGCTGTTCCAAGTCCAGGAATAACACTGCCGAGTGCGGCACCTGCGGCTGCTCCGGCTGCAACTCCTCCGGCTTTCCATGCGGCTGACTCTCCGTAAGCTGATTTCTCTGCTTTATCATCAGATTTTATTGCTTTGTAAGCATCAATTCCTGCGCTTACAAGGGTTGCTCCTCCTGCAATGCCTCCGACTGTTCCTGCGGTTCCTGCCGCAATCAATCCTGCACCGGTAGTAGCTCCAGAACCAAGGGCGTTTCCAACCATTCCCATCGTTGCGCCAAGTCCTTTTAGACCGGTTCCCTTTGCGGCTGAACCCATGATTGTACTTCCGAAGCTTCCTGCCAGCGATGTTCCAGTAGCTGCATCTTTGCCGAACACAGCCTTACCTACACTGAAAGTGCCTTTTCCAAGGCTTGCAAGCGGTCCTGCCATTTTCGCAAGCATAACGGCAGAAAAAATAGAGGATAAATCCGCTGATTTTCCTCCTGGAAGTAACTTTCCTGCGCTCTTTACCATGTTGCCAAATCCCTGGAATAATTTACTCGTTATCGCATCAGAATCGAATCCCTCCGCAAATCCTTTTGCAAATGAAGCGCCAACGCTTGCACCCTCATTTAACGTGTCTGATACATCCACACCAAGAAGCGTAAGTATTCCGAGCTTTAATCCTGTTCCGATACTGGTTCCCATATCTCCGGCGATGTCAGCAATTTTCTGCTTTCCGGTGCTATTCCACCATTCACTGAATGGTTCTGCAATAAAATCATCCCAAGCAATTTTTACTTTGCCAAAGAAATCTGCATTCTGCCACTCATCGCTTTGTGTCATTTCCTTGAATTTTCGTTTCATCCGGTCAACCTTAGTATCTACCCAGTCCATCATTTCATTAAGCCCCTGCTCAATATTTGGCATCTGGTCTGTTAACCAGTCTGCAATTCCTCTCACATACGGAGATAATCGCTCCCCGAACGAAATCTTCACTCCATCCATAGCTGATTGCAGCAATGTGATTGAGCCCTCTAAGTTATCAAGCATCGTGTCTGACATCCTAGATGCAGCCCCATCTGCATTGTTTATGGAATCTGCCAGTTTGTTGTAATCTGATTCTGTTGCATTGATAATTGCAAGCATACCAGACATGGCCTCTTTACCGAAAATGGTGCTTGCGGCTGCTGTCTTTTCTGTTTCAGATAATCCACCAAGACTTGAACGCAAATTATCGAGCACGCCTTTCAGTGTTTTCATATTTCCATTGCTGTCCGTAAGACTGATTCCGTATTTCTTCATAGCAGTTGCCATCTTATCGGTCGGTGCTGCCATATTTGCCAGTGCTGTTTTTAATGATGTACCAGCCATAGAACCTTTGACGCTGGCGTTCGCCATCAATCCCAAGGCAAGGGATGTATCCTCGACACTGTATTTCATCGCTCCTGCGATTGGTGCAACGTACTTGAAAGATTCTCCCATCATGGAAACATTGGTGTTTGCGCTCGCCGCTGACTGTGCCAATACATCAGAAAAATGCGCCGCATCGCCGGCTTTCAAGCCAAACGCTGTAAGCGCATCTGTTACAATATCACTGGTTGTTCCTAAATCCTCTCCGGATGCGGCTGCCAGGTTTAAGATTCCTTCAATACCATCAAGCATCTGCTGTGAATCCCATCCTGCCATAGCCATATAGTTAAATGCTTCGGCTGACTGTGTTGCGGTAAACTTCGTGGTCGCTCCCATTTCTTTCGCTTTGGCTGTCAATTTATCAAATTCACTGCCGGTCGCACCGCTTACCGCTTTGACCTGTGACATAGCGGCCTCGAAATCTTTATAGGTATCAATCGTATCTTTCAATCCTACACTGATTCCAAGAACCGCTCCGACTTGGAGGATTGGATTTTTCAATAGGTTTATAACGCCTCGTATTGGGGCGGTGGCAAGGTCTACTGCTTTCATTGTCACGCTCCAGGTCTTTCTTCCAAAACTGGTAAGTCCGCCCTTGATTGTTGACAATATCGGTGAAATCTTATCTTTCGCCTCCAACAGTACCGAATACTTTTCTTTCGCCCATGACAATAAACTTTTCTGTGTTTTCTGCGCTGAACGGTCGAACTTCGTCACTTCGTCATTTGCTTTTTTCGCAGATGTACTCATCTGGTCGGTAGAACTTTTTACCTTATCGGCTGCATCTTTGACTTTGTGCATATTCTTTTCAACGCTTGATGTACCAGGTCCGGTATTATCATCAACTTCGATAGGTATTTCAATTCGTATTGTTTCCGCCATCGTCCTCCCCTCCTTTCGAGCTTTCTAAATAAATCCGCATGGACGCAAGCATAAACGCCTGTACTCCATGCGGTTTCTTGTAAAATTCATCCGGTGTAATTCCTGTTCGTTGGAAAATATGATGCAACAAACAGGTCTTTCCTCCGGCTTTAATTAGTTTTTTGCTACTTCCTCGATGTTCTCCTCAAAACCACTAAGAGAGTCAATGCATTCAATAATCTTGTCTTTCTCTCCGGCTTTCAGGCAGTATTCGATAACATCCAGACCGTTCATAATCTGGAGGTCTTTGTTTCTAAGGCTTTCCCATACCTTTTTGTTGTCCCAGAGTTTTTCTCTGTCTGCCTCAACTGTTGCTGTATAAATCAGTGCATCTCTGAATTTGACAGTGTTTGTTTCCTCCGGTAACTTCATACCGAACTGCTTGTTTCTCACGTATTTTGTGTGTTTCTTCTTGCACTTGTTGTATTCTTCCTCTGATAACGGTCTGATGCTAAATGCAAAAAGCACCTTTCCATTTCTGGCAATTTCAATGGGCTGTGTATCATCTTTCGCATAATCGGCTGCATCGATAAGCCCCTGGATGAAATCATCCTCATTCATTCTGATAAGAGTTTTATTCTCCTCTTCGGTTGTCTCTACTTCCGTAACTGCCATGTTTTCCTGTTCCTCATTTACAATCTGTACACTTGCTTTCTTTGTTGTATCTGCCATATCGTTTCTTCCTCCATCTTTCAAAAAGTATTGTTAAAATTAAATGGAGGATGCCATTTAGACACCCTCCTGCGAACTGCACTGTATCTCTTAACCCAGTGCCAGTAAGTTCTGTAACTTCGGTGGTCTGTTGACCGCAAAGTTCCAAGCTCTCTTGATAACATCTCCAACGGTAATATTCTGTAAATCAACCTGTCCGCTTGGGATACACTCACGGTATACCATTCTTTCTTCGGTACCGTTTCTTCCCTTGAGCACTCCCTGGAAATCCCATACAGGCATTGTCTGTGATTCCATAGCCTCGACAAGCTCCTGGATGAAAGCATCATCCTCAACTACAACCTGGGACATTGTAAGGGCAACCTTAAATGTGTTTGCGGTTTCAAGTTCCTGCGCATTTCCTAAAACGGAATATGCTGCATTGTTATAAGTTACATTGGCTGTGAAGCTGTCTACAGTTGCCAGCAACACGCCATCAGCGTTATAAATCGCTCCATCTTTACCAGTTCTCGCAAAACGAGAATCTCCGGCAGCTCTTGTGTTAATCATCCTTTGTTACCTCCTTATGCATTTGTGCTGAACTGGAATCTATATGACAGGTAAATATGCTCCATAGAATCCTTGTCAACTACGTCAATATCGAACCAAGCACTGTCCCCATCAGCTACATTTGCTGTGCTTTCGGAAACTGTAATTGCTGTCAGTTTTCCCTCTGCAATCATATTGTCACCGATTGCCTGCAACTGGCTTACTACAGTGCTTCGACCATCCTTGTCGTTATCTACCTTTCCAACAAGTGCATCTGCCGCCGCATTCATTCTGCGAATAAGCTCAAATCTGGTCTTTACTCTTCTGATTTTCTTCCATCCATCATCCTGATTGTCAGCCGGTGTGATAAGAGTGTTGATTGCACTATCAATCCACACCTGTTTTGCACTGCTGTAGCTTAATACAATACAGCCTTTCTTTTCTGCGGCAATCATCTGTGTATTCGTGAGGCGTTCCAGGATTTCGCTGAATCCATTCACAACGGTATGGGTGAGGGAAGAATTTGAAGCGCAAGCTCCAATCATGCCAGCCAAACGTGCTGCTGTCTGGTATCCGTCAATCTCCTTGCCCTGCTCATTCACATAAGCATTGAGGACGTAGTTCATTTTCTCATCATTAAATGATGCTGCATGGCTCATTCTAGTTTCCAGGTCAACAGTGTGTTTCTCTGCCACAACTCCCTGTGTAAGGGAACCAACATTGAAAATACGCTTGATGAATGACTGCATCAGGATATGCACTGCTGTTTCTTCTGTATCAACACAGATTGTATTGAACTCGTAAGGCTCAATAGCTACAAATCCGTTTGAATAATCCTCGTTTGCAACCTGTGGGTCGGTTCCTGCAGTGAACGCATTCTGCGATACATTCATCACGATTGCCTGGTCCTTTCCAGATACAACCTCTGCTTTGAATTTTTTCGTTGTTGCAAATGCCTCTGCAAGTGCTTTTGCCTCTCCTGCTCCTGCGGTGAACTCGACTTTTTCAAATTCCGTCACACCGGCATAGATGATGCACTCTTTTAATGAGCTGTCTGTCAGCTTTTCTCTTACTGTTACGGTAAAGGCTTTCTTTCCAGGATATGATGCTGTAATTTTTACAGCTCCATCTCCCTCCGCTGTATTCAGTGTAACTGTTGCCGGTGTTCCTCCGTTACCAACTCGGCAAGCGATGATTGTCTGTGCTCCACCGTTGATTGCCTCCTGGATGGCATCGGTTGTTCCTGCGTTACCGAAAGTATTTGCAAATCCATCGTCTGGATTTAATTCGACCGCAGTATTTAATGGTCCAAAATCGGAACGAAAAAGGACAGCCGTAACACCGCTTACAGTGCCAGTCTGCTGTCCTGTTCCTTTCTTCTGAATATTAAAATACGCTCCCGGTCTGACCTTTGTTTCTCCTAAGACATATGTTCCAGCCATATCTTATTTGACCTCCTTTTTCAAAAATGTGTCCACAAGCTCTTTGGCTTTAGACACTGTACACATTGTTACTCCTGCGACCTTTAATGCCGCAACGACACATTCTCTTCTGGTATTGAAAATGTTCCCTGCTCCGTCTGCAAGTTCCTCAATGGTGTATTCGGATTCTGCCGGAGCTTTTACCTCTTCTGCCTTTACCGGTGCGGTATCTTCGGCATTATCGGTTTTCTTTTCTTCCACTGCATCCGCTGTGGATTCTACTTTTGCTCTTGCCATTTTCACGCCTCCTAATAATAATTTTGTGTGGTTCTATTAAGCTGATGCGGCTTCGCCTTATATCGCAGTAAGCCATATCTGCCTGTTACAAAAATCTGGCCATCTTTGAGATAATCAGATTTATTGTCCATCTGTAATTTGCGGATAAACATTGGCGAATAATCCAGCATTGTGACTTCTCCGTCCAGTGACATCGCATTTGTGATAGCAACTGCCATTTTCAGCCTCATGTCGCTATCCGGGCATAAAATATGGATGGCGAGTTTACCATCCATCCAGACAACCGTATTCGTTTCCTCTACTTTTTCCATGCTATTAAGCCTACAATATATAACAGGCGTTTCTCTTGAAGCCTCTGTAATCTCCTCCATGCGGTCAAGCCCTACCACGATACACTCTGGATACATTTTTTTAGTAAACTTATTCATTGCCATTACCGGGTCCGGGTCGGTCGTTTCCTGGCTTGTATACTCCAGGATGTCAAACCTTACATCGCTACCGATGATAAGGTCTGTCTTACTTTCTGTCAGTTCAAATGCATCTGTCCGGTTCCAGGCAAATGCATACAGCTTTCCATCATCGGAATGAAGTAACACATCTTTCAGGCAATCCCGAACCAGTGGTTCAAGCATTTCCGGTGTTATATCTTCCTCTGTCGCATCCTCTGTATTCTGGCATAGCAGCGATACAGACAGTGTTCCTGCGCTCTTTCGTTCCTCATCCGCCTGCATATCATAGTTGTATACAATTCGCGGATAATGAACGTCTGTGCCCCAGTCCTGGTTATCCTTTGGAGCCTCCGGGCTGAATACCGCCGGGTAATCTCCAAACTTTGCAAGGAATTTCGTTAATTCCTCACGCTCTGTAAATCTTTTTTGAATCAGTTCTTCCAGTTTCATTCCTGTCCTCCATTCTCGACAGGCTCCTCCTCATGCTTTATGCCGTACTCATATACTTCTGACATATCCACAGACCAGCGGATTTCCCATTGTCCTGCGGCTGCCTCTGATGCCAGGATAAAAAAATGATTCGTCACATTTCCAATGCCAGGATGAAACTGCACTGCAATTTCGTTTCCGTTCACTCCTGTAACGAATCCACTCTTTCCTGCATCCCATGAGGAATGCTTTGCATATATGAGATTGCCTTTCGCTATGGCGGATGTGTCGAACTGTTTCACTGGTTTTTCTGTAATCAGTTCCATCTCTTCGCCTCCTATATCAGCTATCTTCGCTGAAAATACTTTCTATTTCTGGCAATGCCTTTTCTTTGATTTTTTCCACATACGGTCTTGCCGCCATCTTACTTGTACCGTTTTCCAGATATCCTGCATACGGAACCTGGCTTTCGATGTATGCCGTATATTTCGCTCCACCACTTCCAGATGAACCTCCCTCAACGCCTTTGGCCCACTGCAATCGCAATGCGCCTGTTCTTCTTGCTGGTGGTTCTCCAGGTGATGATGCCTGATAGGTACGCTTTGAATGTGGCTTGCGGTATCTCTTTCCACCCCTCTGTCCTTTCAGCACTTCCAGTTCTGCATTTCTCAATGCGTTATTCACTCTGGCTGCTTTTGACCGGACTTTCTGGTTGATGTGCTTTACCTCTTTTTCGACTGCTTCTCTTACTCCATCAGGAGCCTGTTCTGGTGTCATTTTTTATATCATCCCTTTCCTCAACATAATACAGGGTGGAAATTCCGAGCCCCCCTGCATCGTCTACTGCAACAACATAAAAAACACGATTTTCCAGCACCAATTTGTCAGTTTTCTTTGCTAAAGGTATTCCTCTCTGCACAATCGTATGTGTAACGGTATGGTCTTCGGTAGACTTATTCTTCGCTGTTTCTGTGGTCGCATCAGCAAGGCATCCGTACAGGGTTTTCACTCCGTCCCCCTTGTGGTCGTTCACTACTCGCCCGGTGGATGTCACTTTCTGCCGATTGTTCTCAATCACAAATTCTTTGAAAAGGTTGCCAGGTCGTAAATACATCATGTTCGCATTTATCATCCCTGCTTCGTCCTTTCGTTCTCCTGCATACCGGTAAAGAAATACGGTGGTTTCTTGCCTGTATTTCCTGCAAATGCCGGAACGGAAATATTTTCGGCTTTGACTTCTTTCTTCAATGCCTCGTATGCTTCTTTCCAGGTTTCCGCTCTTTCATGTAGGCTCAAAGATAATGGTCCTGTCTTTGTATCCACCTCATACGAAAAACGCCGGTAGATACTTTCTACCAGCATCAGCTTTGCTCTCTTCCACGACTTCGGGTACATTTCAATGGCAGCATTGATTTCCTCATCCGTTACCGCACAAGTATTTTCGGCTCCCTGCACCATCGTATCGCCAAGCTCAAATCGCATACGGCTCATCGTGTTTTCTTTAAGGTCTGCCGGGTTATAACTGTAACTTCCTGTTGCCATATTCATGCACCACCTTTACTTTTCTGCCGTATCTTTGGCTTTGTCCTCTGCATTGCCCTTTGTGGACTTCTTACCGCCTGTGGCTGCCTTTTTCTTGCCGCCTGTGCTTAATTCAACGGCTCTGGACTTAGCCGCCGTTTTTACCGCATCTCTGCTCTCTGTAGCATGAATCGTGATAAGTGTGTTCTCGTCCTCAATTCCTGCAATTTCTTTGACGGCATCTTCTTCTGGCATCTGCATAACTTCAAATACTTTCACAACTGCCGAAAGCACAAGTGCTACCTCCATTTCTCTGCCATCTTCCGCCTTTACCGGAATATTTACCTGCTCGTTAGCTTCTTTTTCATTTTCATCGGCTGACGGTGCTATCGCTTCTGTAAGTTCCCCGATAAATCCGGTTGCCTTTAATGCTCTTACTCTTTCAGGGCGGATTGCCCCATCAGGGATTGCATCCCCAGGGGCATAATCGACACCGCTGATACGAAGAGCTTTTGCACAAACATAGCTCATCGCTGTACCTCCTTACTGCTTACACGCACTTTGACAAGTAACAAGCCAGGTCGTCAGATGTTTTCTTCATGTCAGTAGACATTAAGCCCTCGATGAACTCTGAATGAGTACCACCCTCGCCCTCGAACTGGTCTGTTGCCATATAGTTTCCGTTTCCGAGCATATCCCATGTGAAGATGTATCCTGCCGATGGCTCATCAATAGCCGGTGCGTTTGTTGTGTAGGTAAGCAGTGCTCCATCAGATTCGCATACGAACTTCATATCGTCCGGCTGCCCCTCCTCTGCGGCATTGTATGTTGCCTCCAGAACCTTTACTTCCTCAAAGCCAAGTACCTGTGCAAGCACCTGCTCGTTTACGATTGCTGGGTTTGCTGTACCGCCCGTGTACTTCACACGCTCCAGGATGTCCGGGTGATTCTTTAATGCAATAAATGAATCGTAGCCAAGGCTTAACTTATTTGGCATACGTCTGCCTGCCAGCTTGATTTCTCTCTTTCTTGCGTCGAAGAAATTAACCGGGTCGAAATTCGCATCGTTGAATTTCAGGAACTGGCTGCCACTTGGTGTGCCAGATGCGATACCTGTAAACTCATTCGCCCAAATTCCTGTCTTAAAGAAGTTCTCTGCGAATAAAATATCAAGGTGGAGTAACTGCTGTTCTGATACAAAACGTACCTTGCTACGTCTTGGGTCGATGGATGCCGGCACTCCTGCTCGCTGATAGTTTACGGCTCCAATCTGGTCAATGCCTACGATAACCTGGTCTACAACACATTTGTAGCTGTTATCTGTGTGTCCCATTTTTGCCGGTGCTACCTTTCCGAAAGCAGGCTTTCTTGCAACATTATCTCTTGCAAGGTCGCCTTTCAGAAATTCATAATAAAATCCGGTAGAGAAATCCACCGGGCAAATTGGGAAAATACTAGTCGCAACATGGTCTTTCGGGTCAGCAAAATAAGCCATGCTCATGTTTGTTAAATAGCGGTTAGGTTTCCATCCCTTATTGATTCTGGCAAGAATCGCCGCATTTCCATTTACTTCTCTTGTGTTACCCATCGTTTATAGTCCTCCTGTTCTTTTTACTCTGTTGGTTTGTATCCAGCCTTTACAAGCTGAACTTTTACTACGCTGTCTTTCTTGGTTGCTGTACTAAGGGCAATCGCTGAAATAAAGTTTCCTGCTTTAACCTTTACAGCTTTTCCCTCTGCATCTGTTGTAAGCTCATCTCCAACAGCTACAGCTTCGCCAGCAACCCATTTTCCAATGTCCTTTACCTGAATATCGACATCAGAACCAGCCTCGATTGTTTCATCGTTTGTAAAAAGGGATAAACCAATGACGTTTGCACCGGCTGTAGGCTTTTCAACCTTTCCATCCTTAATCATCAGTGCAATTCCCTGTGCCCCCTCGATTTTCTGACCTGCCTCCATCACAATGGTAGGGCTTTCATTGATACTTGTACCAAAATAATCTGCCATTTCTTACGCCTCCTTTTCGCATTCTGCCGCAAGCTCTGGGTCGTTGCGGAATACTTCGTCAAGTGCCTGTGCCTTTGTCACGTTCTTTGACTTCATAATCTCTGCCGCCTGGGTTTCTGCCTTAGTCCATGCCGCACCATCTGTTGTGCCGGCCCCACCAGATTTACCGATTTCGGCAAAAGCACCGGATTTCTCAACGGCTGCAACAGCTCCATCGAGTACGGCAATCATATCTGTGTATGCTGTGCCTCCTGCGGCTTTAAGGCTTTTGAGTACCGGTACCAGTTCTTCTTTCTTCTTTCCAATGATTTCATACTTTTTAGCAACGTCCTCAAGTTCACGCTCCTCTGTTGCCTCTCTGAACTTCTTTAAGTTCTCAAGCTCTGCTCTTACTGCCGGATGCATGCCCTTGTAGATATCCTCTCCACCATCTGTTCCCTGTGCAGGCGTGTTGGACTTTCCAACCCCTGTTGTTGGTGTAACTTCTGGATTCTGTACCGCTGGAGTTGCGCCCTCTGCTCCTGCGCTCTCCTCTTCACCATAACGTTTCTCAATAGACTGTAAAAAAGCCAGTTCCGCAGGTGTAAGTTTGCTCTTGTCAATTTTCATTTCTTCTGCTCCTTTCGCATTGTTTTGATTTTTGTTCTGGTCCTTTTTCTTTGGTTCTTCTGCTCCAGATTCCTCCTGTGCCTTTTCTGCCTTTTCAATGGTATCATCCAATCTGTTACGAGCGGATTTCATCATCGCCAGGTCTGATGCAGTAACCTCTTCTTTCTTCACAATGTTGGTTGCCTTGCCGCTGGACCACTGCGAGATTGCTTCTTTGCTAAACTCGTAAAATTCGTCAAGGCTTTCCTGCATTGCTGTTGCTGCGCTGGTTCCATCCATGTCCTCATCATTCAGGATAGAACACAGAGAAGATTGGAGAGCGTAACAGATATCCCAGATTTCATCTGCAATTTTTCGGTTTTTAACTTCGGCTATTCTTTCCCCGAAGCTCTCCGAACTCTTCTGAATATCATCTATCACGCTTTCCAGCTCCGATGTATCTGTTTCGCTCCCTGCGGCCTTTGTGATTGCCGTAATCAAACGTTTCCAGATATTCGGTTTCTTCTCTGCTCCCTCATCATGTGGTGGCTCCACACCGTCTTTGCTTTTGAACAATCGGATGTGTGCTTCTGGATTGGCTCCATCGTCCACAAAATCAACTTTTGTGATTTTAAGGTTTTTCAATTTTGTTGCCATTGCTCTGCTCCTTTCTTAAAAATTCTTTATAATGCAAGAAAAAACATCCTTTCGGATGTTCCCCCTGTATTACCGTTATTATTTTTCATCAAAATATTTTCTTGTGACCGCACTTAGGGATATTAAAACCATCCCAACAGCCACACCAGAAAGAAAAATTCCTATTCCTGCAAGTATTGTCATTCTTCCTCGACCTCCACTCGCTCTGCTTCTCCCTCAATGGAGAACATCGGGTATTCGCCACTCTTGACCTTTTCCCAGACATCCTCATCAAGTACCTTGAAGCCTATCCACCATCCGACAGGTAACGTGCCCTCTGGGATTCCCATTGCTTTCATTTTCTCTTCGGTGAATACCACCGATTCGATAAGGACTGCAGCTCCGCCTCTTTCGTGCATCTCTCCGCCCTCCCGGTACAGCTCTGCGAACTTGTAAGCAGCACTTTCAAGCTCCTCCGGCTCGATGATGTCCTCCTGGTAATCTTCTATCAGTTCCCCATCGGCTGTGATTGATACGTTCGCCCATCCAAACGCAAGCATCTTATCATCATCAGATTTTGCAATCTTGAATCGCCCTTTCTGGACTGCTGGCCTTTTCTTCTTTCTGGCTCCATCTTCTGTTGATTTCTTTATCAACTCTGAAAACTTCTGCATGATTTCTCGCCTCCTCTACTTTTTATTTTTATCAGGTGTGACCTCTATGTACTCAATAGCGCACGCACATCTCGGATGCGCTGGTGGTGTGAGGTCTGTTGTAACTTTTGTTCCTATTCCCTTGAAAGAAAATTCCTCGTCCATGCCAATTTCTACACCCTCCAAAGAACTACACAAAGAGCACACCATATCATCGCCTGATGTGCTCCACCTCTTTACGACCTCGCCTATAAGTTTCTGTTCCTGCGCTTGTCTCACGCTCTCATCAGCTCCCTTGTTATAAGCGTATGCCATTTCTGTTTGTGCAATATTGTCTGCCCTTTGTCGGTGCTGGCGTTCCGCATACTTCGTTGCGGCTGCCCTGGCTTTCTTCTGGATGCTTTCTGCTTTCATTCTCGGATGTTGTTCTCTCAAGGTATTGACCATATTTTCATAGTACTTGAGATTTGCCTTTGCCTGCGGCTTCGTCAATCCAATGCATGGGCGAATCATCTTCGCCAATTCATCAACCGAATGTCTTTCCCGGACTGTTTTCTCCAGGAATACTTTGATTGCCTCTTTCTGCGTATCTGTGCACTGCGTCACAAGTTCGGCTCCTCTTTCCTGTATCCATCCAATAACCTGTTCCGTTGAGAAAATATAATCCGTGTCTGCAAGAGCTTGGATTATCGGCTGGCTGGTGGAACCGGCTACGATTGCATTTTGCCACATACTGTTGAGTTTTCCCTGCACCAGTAGCGAATAGTCTTGCATCCATTCATCGGCTATCTTTTCGTCCAGTTCTCCATCAAGCACTGCCTGCCTTAATTCCTGATACGTGATGGCGTTGGACTGGTCTTTCCAGAATCCGCATAACAATTCAACCGGCTCTGTGCTGGCTGATTTTAGGTAATCCTCCAACTTTTTCAGGATTTCCGCACCGTTACCGGCTCTGGCTTTTTTGAATCTCTTTCCAGGCCTTATCAGTATTGCCATGATTAGTACCTCCCTAGCCTCCGTTTAGCCGCTTCGGTTACATCGCCCGTTATTTCTCCATCACCATCCTTTGGCGGTTTCCCTGCCGCTGTTACACTTTCTGGCGGTTGGTTCTGTGTCTGCTGTTGCTCTCTTACTTCATCAGGTGTTCTCGTGTCTGTGGTTCTCTCCGGTAAATGTCCCACCTGTCTGATGTAATCTTCCAATCCATCATCAGGAACCAGTACACCGATGCCGGTCATATCCTTGATGAATGTTGATACCTTTGCAATGTCCGCATCCTCAATATCTCCATGTGTCATTTTAGGATAATCAGTAATGCCCTTGAAATGGTCTCCGTTAATATCAATCAAAGCTGGGATTCCCTGGCCGTTGAATGTTTCGCAGATAATATCGAGGAACGCACCACACGCCATTGAGAACAGCTCTGTTTTATCAGAACTCAACGCCCAACTGCCGTTCTGCTCGTGCCCTAAAAATATAAAATCCGCCAGTACCGTCATTGCAATGCGGTTATCATAGCGGTTGATGATTGCGTTTGTATCAAATTGTCGGCTGCCTCCGGTGCTCAATAGTTCTAGTCTATAACCATCTGGAAGAACTACGCCCTCCATCTCATCCCTGCGGATATTGCGCACCTGTGTCTGCAATCCATTCAAAATGGTTTGTGCCTGTTCATCGTCAGGATTCCATATATCCAAGTCTGCCGGTGCGTACATTACCGGAAGTCCTGCAAGGTCACGTTCAATGCCTATGCCCTCAACCTCCTGTATTCTTCTCTTGAAATACCAGGAACGGTACGCATTACGCAAAATAGACCTGCCCTCCGGGTTGTCCTTTCGGCTCTTGGTTCGGAAAAGCAATGCCTTGTCAATCGGAATCGTATACAGGTTATATGACGGTGGCGGCATCTGTGTCATGCCTAAAAGGTTGTCCTCATCGTCATACTCCCATTGGTAAAGGGTTTCCTGCGCTCGTATCGGAAGTTTCTTCCATCCAATAAGCCCATCAGAGTATTTGCTTCGTGTTCTGCTGTCCTTTGTCCTCCCCATTCTTCGTTTGTACACAATTTCGTGATAGCTCCATCCGAATGTGAGGAATGACAAGATTTCTGATATAGTATCAATCCAAGTGCTCTGCATATCATTCATGCAGCTTTCTATAAACTCTGCTGCATCAATATCCGCCTGGCTATCTCCTCCTGGCTCCACATTCCAATCGGTTTGTCGAACCAACATTTCGATAGCAAAAAGGATAGCGCCTACAACATCGTCATTTTCAGACATTTCTCTGTAAGCCTCTATCCCTCGTTTGCCCCTAAGCTCATGCAGGAACTCTTCGTAGATAACTCCTCCATATCGTCTTTGTCCTATTCGTCCAATTTCTTTGTTATCGGCCATCTTTACCACCTCACTTTCGCCAGTAACTTTCTTTGTTAAGTCCTCCATCTTCTGGAGGTGCGGAATATGTATTTCCGCTTTCAATCTCTATAAATGCCGAACTGCTTGCATCCACCATATCTTTGAATTTACTTTCTGGAAAACTCTCAAGCTGATTGAAGTACATCTCATTCCAGGGAGCTATCAGCACATCAACGTTGCCTTTATCCATTCCCTCAAGTCCTAACCATTGTGCGGAGAACGGTTCTGCTCTCGTAACCTTGTCACCGGATTCAGGAATACACTTGACTGTAAAACCGGCTAAAAGTTTTAAGAAGCTCTGCGCCTGGTCTTTTCCTGCCTGTCCTGGGTCTTGCGGAAGTCTTGTTGCAACTCTCTTATGCTTTGCCTTGTCAGTTACGCAGGTCTGCTTTATAATCTCTCGCACATCTGCCGAGCTTAGCCGCTTATTGATAACATCTGCTACAATATATCGTCCGTTCTTCCTCTTGCCAATGAGAACACCGGCTGTATATGCCGGGTCGCCTTTCTCATCTTCGGATGTGGCTGCAAGGTCCCAACCTCTCGCCCATTTGATTACGTCCGGCGGTATCTCTTCAAGCATATTGACCTTTACTCGCTTGAACATCAATCCTGCGGCGGCTTTAATTTTCCAGTTACCACGGAGAAGTCTCTCCCTCTCAACCTCTGTCAAGGCTAACAGATTGGCTTTGTATCCTGGGTTTTCTTTCATCAGGATTTTGTTATCATCCAGTGTTGACATAATGAATGTTACGGATTTCGGCATCGTTTCCGCCTCTTCCCTGCCTATATTGGCATCAAGGGCAATCTGCACTGCCTCCTCCCTGGTAGCCGCCCACATAACATTTTCGTTAATACGGACGAACCACCTCTTCTTGCCAGAGCGTTCCTTTATCGGATAGCCTGTGTCCTGGTCTATCCACCATGAAATAAAATTAGCAACCCACGAATCCGCATCTGGATTGCAAGTTGCTCTCATGTATGGCTTTACCCCACAAACACTACGGTTTCGGGATAGCATATAAAAGAACTGTTTTTCAGAAAAATGAGTAAGCTCGTCAAAACCTATCATGGTTATCTGTGAACCTTGCCACTTCTGTAAATCATCATCACGGTTGATATAGTCAAATGCTATCGTCATACCGTTTTTGAATCTCCACATCCCTGCACTATATCTTCCATCGGCTCCCTTTATGTCACCGTATACATCGTTGCTCGTATCCCACAAGCCGCCCTGGTTGAATATCTGTTTGTATTCGTGTCGGAATATTACAGCACCGAACCTTTTGTTGTCCTTATACCTCAAAGGCTCAATCAGCAATCCGTATGACTTTCCGCCTCCTGCGGCTCCTCCATAAATAGCAATATCAGCCGTTGTTGAAAGGAATTTCTCTTGCGGACCTTTCTGCGGTCGTATGACTTTGATTTTACTCATCGTCCTCATCCTCCTTTTCTGGCAGATATATTTCTACAGGTGTGCCGCCATCCATGCCGAAGTTCTCCTCGGCTTTCTTCGCCTCTCTGTCCTGCTTTTTGCGATAAGCAAATTCTTTTTCTTGCAACTGCTGTGCCGGGTTCTGTCCTGCGGTATCTCTTAGGAACTTTGCAGCATTTACATTTCCGTTTGCCGCTTGTACCAACATTGCCGCCATAACTCCCATACTGTAGTCCATATCCTCTTCGTCAATCCCTAAAGCTGTGAGCGTGGCTTTCATGGTTGATTGCTTGCTTGATACCGGCATGTTCAGTAACATTTCGGCCGCCTTTCGCATATCTCTTTTCTTGCGCCTCGCTGCCCCGGATGCCTTGCCTCCTGCTGTGGCGATTTTTCTCTGCTCGCTCTTTGTTCGGCGGTTCATAGGTATCAGATTTTCGTCATTTGCCAATGTCACCACCTCGCTTCGTTCTCAACTCCGATAAAATTAAATAAAGCAAGCGTCCTTTCTCGCCTGCTCCATCTTTTTGACCTCCAGATTAGGGGCTGTCATTCTGCATGGTATGTCGCACATTGACATATCCGTTACCGCCGCCATTTTCTTTGCCAGAATATCTTCGTCCATGATATGACCTATAATCTGATACGGCTTATGACAACAGTACATGACTTCGCCTTTTTCATTTAAAGCCATCTGCGCCCAGCTTGCTGTGCATCTCTCTTCCTGCCTGTCGAGTAACCCCCATTTGAAATTGAGCGTCACTCTTTCATCATCCATCGCCATATCCGATACGATTTTCTTTATTTCCTCCGCATCCCTCTTTTTCCTCTCATCCCTGTAGTAACTTCCTGCGGTGCTTTCCACTGGTCTGAAAACCATATAGTCAACTTCCAGGTCCTTATTTGCATCGTAAAATCTCTTTACGTCCTCCGGCTCTTTTACAAGCTGTTGGATTCCAAGAGATGTACCAGGACTGTTTTCTTTTTTCCATGCCGCATACGCTTTTATGTTCTCCCGGACTTTTTCGTATTCCGCCACGCCTCGCAACTGCTCGTAGCTTTCATTGCTGTACGCATCCAGTGACACTTTCAGGTAATTCGGTTTGACCTTTACCAGCTTATTGAAATTCGTATTCATTCCCCACTGGAAATTGTTCTCTGTCAACCATCCTGCAATCTTTTCAAAATCAGGATTGATGGTCGGCTCTCCTCCACCGGTCAGTATGAATCCCTGTACGCCCATAGCTGCCAGTCTTTTTGCGTATATGATAAAATCCTCATATCTCATTGCCTGCGCCCCTGTATCCAGCTCCCACCGTCCGTAGGTGCAATAGGGACATCTGTTGTTGCAATAATTTGTGATGAATATATCTGCTGTTATGGGTTTCTTTTCCCCTACAATCCTGTCTATGTGGCTTAACATCTTTTCGCCGGTTATGTTTTTCTCCATTTTTAGGTATCCTCCTTTCTCTCTTTCCTCCACTTTTCGTTCAGGATTTTCGGGGCTGTGTGTTCCCAGTTTATCCTGTGGTGTATCCTCTTGTGCGTGGTGTACATCATACTGACTTTTACAGCACTCGGCATACTCATAATCGCATAAAAGGTTTTCAGGTACGTGCCTCCCTCCTTATACGCATCTGTCATTCCTCCAGACAGGCTTTGGGTTGGCAACTGTACCACACAATATTGTGTATTTGAAAAGAACAGGTGTCCCCGGCTACTCAATGTTGTATATGTCACAACATCTTCGTTCATGGTTCCCCTGTACTCTATCGGCGTATCTGTCTTGCAAAAGAAACTGTTCATCGCCTTTCGCAATAATCCTTTGTGGAAGTTTCCTCCGTCTACTCCTCCAACGAAATCCCCTCCCTGGCAAAATGCCACTGTATCAGCTCCTGATACCTCCAGGAACTGAATCATATCTTCAAACACTCTGTCAAAATCATGCGATGGCTTATATTTCAGCTTTCCATCTTCCTCGTACCGGTAATCAATGCTTTTGTAATCATCATCCAGCATCAAGAAATATTTCAGCCCCAGTTCTTCCGCAATCCTCCAACATTCATTACGAGCATAAATGATTGCCCTGTGGTCATTGAAATTGTCCATCGTGTCTGCCCGGTCATATGCTGCCTGCTTATCAAATATAATCACTCGGTCTGCTCCGAAGTTCTTTTTATATTCTTCCGCCTGCTCGTCCTCATCATCTATGATGAAATATATCTTACCGGTATATCCTGCCTTTTTAATTGCAGGAACCGTAACCACATTATCTGCTCGCCCATGTGTCAGTATGAAAACTGCGAAATCATTCCTCATCGGCTTCGCCCTCCATAATGTCTGTGATGTCAGTTGCCAACTGCACATATCCGTTTGCTATGGCATCGTTCACATCAATTATTACGAGTGCGGACTTTTCAAATAATTTCTGCACTTCCGGTTCTGCATGTGCGTAATACTCTGCGATATTCCGGTAATTAAATACATTATGCCTGCGTGCCGCCTGTATTAGAAACTCCCTTATCTCTTCCGGGATGTCTGCGGCTTCAACTTCCTGTATCAGCTCATCTGCTTTACTGCTATCCAGCATATCAGATATTTCCGGGCACTCTCCTGTAATCTCATACTGCGGTATTTTTACTTTCAGAGTGTACTTATCGTCCTGCATTTCCTCTCCCAGCTCATCCTCTCCAATGGAAAATCCGAACTGGCTCATATCAATGTTTATGATTTCCTGCATTTCTTTTCCAAGTAAATCCTCGTCCCACTCTGCCAGCTCTGCGGTCTTGTTGTCTGCCAGCCGGAACGCCTTAATCTGCTCTTCTGATAAATCATCTGCACTGATACATGGTATGTCTGTGATTCCCAGCTTCTTTGCCGCTTTATATCGGGTGTGTCCTGCGACAATCACTCCATCTTTGTCAATGATAACTGGATTTTTGAATCCAAACTGCTGAATAGATGCTGCTACCGCATCCACCGCCATGTCGTTATGTCTTGGGTTATTCTCATACGGTTTCAGTTCTCCAATCTTCCGCATGACAATTTCAATGCTGCTGTTCATTTATTGTCTCGCTCCTTTCATCTTCCCGGCTCCTGCGTCTGTTCATCCTCTTCGCTCCTCATTCCAGGTAAAACAAAAAGCCATACCGTTTTCAGATATGACTTTTATGTTACTGATATTTAATTTTAGGAGCGTGGCAGGTATTTCTCCTGCCACACGAGAAAAAGAACGAGTACAGCAGCCACATTCTTTACATCCAGAATTTCTTCTGATTGCACCATACACTATATCATCGGTCGAATTGACGGTCAAAGGAAAAAAAACGGATTCAAAATAAACCGAACGGTTTTTTATTTATCCATCGGGTTCCCAAAATCATGCAAAATCATAGCATCTAAGCCGAAAAATAATACCGTCAGGTCATTTCGTGCCTCTTTTGCATCTTTCTGGATTGTGGACAGTTCCATGTTATAAAATTCCGCAATTTCCTTTGTGCTCTTCTTTTTCTCTCTGTCAAGGTACATCATCTGAATGACTTTCCATCTACGCTGTATAATCTCATTCGATGATGTTTCGCATTCTTTCTGGTACACTTCTAACATCCGGTCCACATGTGCGAGCATAAACTTTACTGCATTGATTCCCTTTAACTGCCTGTGTAGCGTTTTATCTTCATCAAAGATTCTGAATCCGTACAGAACATCCATATTTACGATGCTCTCATCTACCTGTTCCGCCTCATCAATAGTGCAGACCGCCTTTTCTGCATAGTCTTTCAGCTTCGTGTAATTCTCCAACAGCTTTTTGGTATTGTACAGAAGGGTTTTCTTTTCCTGTGCAATGCTCTTTTTTCTTGCCTTTTCGCTTCTCTCGACTGCTTTATCGGCAGCCTCCTCACAGAGTGCTTTTATTTCCTCTTTTGTGAGTGATACTCTTCTTTCTGCTTTTCCCACTTTCTCTGACCTCCTACAATTACAGATTGACTTTTCGGAATTGCCATAATAAAATGACAGTAGTTTTTGTGTTTTAGGAGCCGATTGTCAATCATCGTATTGCAGGAGGCTCCTTTTTTATTTCCTGCGGAACATATTAGCAACCGGGCAAGTAGCAAAATGTGAGATATATCCTACGCCGGTGGCATCCTGCGTCCCAGACTGTACAATTTCCGCACTCACTGTTTCGCCATTCGGTGTGACGATTCTCTCTTTTCCTTTTCCCTCTTTCGGAACCCGGTATGTTATCAGTCTTGCATTTACCGGCATATTCTTACCGTTTATGGTCTTAATCCACAATATCTGCTGATGGCATTTTGCACAGGTTCCAAAATTTCCACGATTCGCCTTTTTCATCCATTATCGCCTCCTTTCCAATGCTTGATTCTTAATCAACATATGGTGTTCCGTCAGCATTAAGCCTTACAGTTATCCCTCCTGGTTTTGATACGAAATAGTGAACGCCTGTTTTTGTATCTCTTATCTCGTAAAAAGATACTCCATAGGTGTCCCCTACCGTTTCCAGAACATCATCTCCGTATAGCTCTTTGTTATCTGATGAATCATTTCTCCTGGCTTCACACCCAGTTAATGAGGTTACTGCAATAATGGCTGCAATCACAAATATTTTTATCTGTTTCATTTCTACATCCCCTCTGTTGCTTTTCTTACCTTTTCAACCTCTTCCAGTTCAGGAAATTCAATGGTTTTGCTCAATGCTTTTACTGCCAATGCGCAGCCGTTTTTCTGTTCCACCTGGTCTGCAAGGTATCTTAACGCAATAACCAGCAATGTTGCATCCGCTTTGGAATATGGCTGTATTGCTCCAATGATTTTATTGGAATAATGCTGCAATCCCTGAATGACCATCTTTGCCGATTCTTCTCTCTTTCCCTCTGCAAGGATTTCCTGCGCTCTGATAATAAAGCTATGCATTCTCTTTTCTCTCTTGAACATCTCTATTCCTCCATCGGTTCATCGTATGGGTAATCATCATCGCCCTCGCTGAATGGCAATGGCATACCGCTATCGTCTGTGCTATCGTAATCGCCGCTAGGAACGTCTGTATCTGTTTCCTCATCCACATTATCTGGTACAGTCATCATACCGTCTGTTCCGCCGTCCTGCTCTTCCTCCTGCGGCTCTTCGGATTCCTCATTCGCCTGATTGTCCGGCAGGAAGTATGTAGGCTGTCCCTCAATGGCTGGTGTTTCGCTATCCACAATATCTGCATCGTTCTCTGCCTGCTGCTCCATATCGAAAATGTTCATCTGCCCTCCGGTAGAAACATATTTCAGCACATATCGTTTCAGCTTTTCGTCGTATACCAGGCACATTCCTGTATCTCTCTTGCCGTCCGCACTGTCCTTTACCGGTACAACAGTGGAAATCTTATGCTTGATAAGAGGCTTTTTGATTCTTACCGTTGTTCCATCTTCCTGCGGTACGAAATCCTCATTCAGTTCAATGCTGATTTTGAGGTCGATACTTCCCTCGTCCATATCAGACTGTTCCATCTTTCTGAATAACTTCTGCATCATCAGATTGAATGTTTCTCTCGCTGCCTGGAATGTATCGCTTTCCAGTGTCATTTCTTCGTAATTCAAAATACTCATTTTGTTTGAATCCTCCTATGTTTTATTTGAAAATCTATTCCACTGCCCGGATGAATACGTCCACCCTTGGTGTATCAGAATAGAACTTTCTCACCTGCGTATCTACAATCGCATTATCGTCATACCACGCTACGCCATTCAACGCGTCATATATGAGCTTTGCCACATTATCAAGGTCCGGCTTCACTGTTGGTCTGATTCTATGCTCAAGCATTTCTTTTCGCCGCTTCTTTGAGGTTGACTGTGGTATCGGGTAATATGCTATGATGCGAATATCAAGAGGCTCCTTTTCCTTAAATCTTCTGCCTCTGGCAACTTCCAGGAAACACTCTGCAACCTCTTTTTCATGCTGTGTTGTCTTTTTTGGTGTGTAAGTCTTTGTATATGCACCCATTCTGGCGAATTTTGGTCGCTGTTTTCCGAACGGATTTCCAGGTACGGTAAATTTGATTGATTTCATATCGCCAGCCTCCGTTATTTCCAGTATCATTGATTCATCGCCTTTCTAATCTTCAAAAATATAGAACAGTGAACCCTCCATTGTGTAACCAAAGCAAAGGTTTCCATCATCACAAATCAAGGCAAGCTCCAACTGCGACAGATTTGTGTTATTTTTAATGACTGCATAGGTCGAATGATTATATCCAGCCGTTCTTTTCAATACGATGTCATAATCATCCGGATTTTCCACTTCATATCTTGAAATTTTGTACTTTTCGCAAAGTTCTTTGTAAATTTCACGATTGATACTGGCTTTTTCCGATTCGTTTTCTGTAAACGCCCACTCCCGATATATCTTTTTCTCTAAGCTCATGACTTTTCCTCCTCTTTCTCTCTGTATATTTTCAAGGTGTAATCGTAAGATTTCCCTGATTTTCTAGGGATTCTGCCCGGTCCTACTGTGTATCCGTTTTTTACCAGGATTCCAGTCATGATTGACCGGTCCTCCACTGTTGAACAAATTAACTCTGCTACTTTTTCCATCGTTTAATCCTCCAATAATCTCTTTCGTATCTCATCGTATCTATCCGCCGCCTGATTCATCCTCCAGGATGCCCCGGCTACTCTGTGTGGAAAACACATCGCAAAAATTCTGTCATATATCCTTTTGTATCTCGTATCCATGTTTTCTTTCATATCTGTCAGCATCAAATTAGTTGTCAGAATTAGCGGCTTTCCTGCAAGGTATCTGCTGTCTATCACGTTGTAAACCTTTTCCAGTCCATAATCCGTATTACGCTCTGTTCCTAAATCATCAATGATGAGCAGCCTTGCATTATTCAACCTTGCTATCAGCTCTGATTCCTCCACCTGTTTGTCCTGTATCATCTGTAATATTTTTACAAATGATGTCATTATTACCGGTATTTTCTGATTCAGCAGTTCGTTTGCAATACAAGCGGCGGCATAACTCTTGCCGGTTCCAACCGGACCATATAGAAGCAACCCCTGATTGTTCCTGTACATCTCATCAAAATTCTGCACGTAATTTCTGACTATCTTATAAAGCTGCACATTATCTTTTGTTTGCTGAAATGTGGTAAGATTGGCATTTTTCAATCTGTTTTCAATAAGGCTTGCTGACCGCAGACGTTCCATTCTCTGTAATTCCTGTCTGGCCTCTTCCTGCTTCTTTCTATTCTCTTCTGCCTTTGCTTCACATTTGCAAATACATGGGACAGTTATTGTTGCCCCTCCGCTGCCAGGGATTTTTACTCTGGTCTGCCTTTTCCCTTTGCATTTGCCGCAATGGATAAGACCGTCCTCGATATAATCTCCCTCTCGCATCATTTCCTGCTGTGTTCCTGCCTCTCTCGCAATCCTCTGTGCAAATCCTGCGAACATTTCTGCTGTTCCATCCATCTGCCATGCCTCCAATCTATCTGAATGGGTTTCCCTCGTCCTCCTGTGATTCCTCAACCCTATTATTTTCCTGTTTATTCAAGAAGTCCTCGAAAGGTGTATTCTCACTGAGGAACGTCTTGGCGTGTTTTATGTATTTGCTCTCTGTTCTATCCCGAACCAGTTTTTTCTTGTAATTCTCTGCCGCCTCACATAATTCATCCGGTGACCATCCATCGTTAAGGCGTGCTTTATATTTTTTATACGCTTCGCCTTTTCCGTCTTTTCTTGGGTATATTCCCCAGAATCTCTGGAAATCTGTGCTGTACTCTGTTTTCTTCGGTTTCTTTGGCGGTTCCTGCGGCACTACCTGTTCTGTCTCTTTCTTTTCTTCCGCCTCAATGCCAGGAATATCAAGAACCGACTGGGTTTCCTCTGTACCATTCGGTTTTTTCGGTTCTTCTGTCTGTACCTTTTTGGGTCTGCCTCCCAGTTTTCCGTTTCTTCTGTTTATCTCGCATCTGGCATCGTACTTATCGCTATCTCTTTTGAGCTGTGACCGGATAAAGGAGAAAGCCATTAAAGGCAATCCTGTTAATTCTTCGCAAGGCAAATCATTTACATAACAGAATATTGTCTTTATCAGCTTTCCAGCCTCCTCATCTGACATTAGCGAGAAGTGGTCTATATAATCGTTATAAAGTTGAAAGCTCTTTTTGTCCTCTGACTTTCCCATTGTATCCGCTCCAATTTCTCTAAACTTCTGCTACGAGGTCAGCTATTCCTATCGGCCTTTTCAGCACTTTTGTTTCCCTGCAATAATCACAGCAATGGCATCTCAAAGGTTCGATTTCTCCTCTCTTTACTGCCAGTACATGATTTATATTTGCCTGAACAACGTTCCTTGCCTCCCTCAAGTAATTATCCTGTACGTGGATAATCTCAATATTCGGTGTGCTTTCCTTACTGATTCCTGCAATGTAGAATGGCAATCTCTTTCCGGTATTCTGATATACAACTTCCTGGTATATCGCACCCTGGATGTCATACCCCCAGTAACGGACGAAATCTAAGTATCCTATATCTCGCACCCATTCCAATTTTGTAAGGGATGCCATAACTTTAAGGTCTACGATTGCAACTCCCGGAATGTAACTATCCATTTTGATTTTCCAGGGCGTTCCATACAGGTCTGCAGTCATTATGACCTGCTTTTCCCCGGACATATATTTCATAAAGAGTTCGTCCCTCTCTGCTCTCTGAATCAGTGCATCTGCTTTTACATATTCCGCTTTCAGGTTTCCATCTTTTTTGAACATCTCTGGGTGTTCATTTTTGAATGCATCAAGTGTTCCCTCGAAATATCTATCAACGTAGCTGCCGACCATCAATGCTGTTGAACTTCCCTGTGTGTATTCTCCTTTGAGCTTTGCAAGAGCAGCCTCTTCGCAAGCCACCCTGCCATATGTGCCGTTAAAATCCTTGAACTGGGATACGGACATATACTCATAATTTGCAATGTCTGAATAATAATTTTCTTCCGTCAACTGCATTCCCATTTCTTAGACCTCCCTGTACTCTGCTCCAACGAATTTGATATAATCCAGAATCTTTTTGTGCTGCTCCTCATTTCCTCTGACCTGGATTGTCCAAATCTTTTTGCCTCCGCTCAATCCCGGCTGCTGCGTTACCGGATTCACAGTCGCTCCGGTTACTGCCTGCTGATATGCGTGTCTTTCAATACTTTCGATTGCCTTTCCCATTTCAGTCTTAGGTTCTGCAGAAGTGACAGGCTCCGGTGTTTTCTCTGGCTCCTGCGGCTTCTCTTCCTTTTTGGCAAGTGCTTCACGCTTGGCAGCTTCTTCTTTTTCTCTCTTCTGCCTTTCTCTTTCCAGAATCACCTCTTTCTGTTTGCGAAGCTCCTGAACCTTGGATAATGCCTCGGATAATACCAGATTTTTTTCATATACCTTTTTCGCATCCTCTCTGAAATCTTCCTCGATTCCATTCAAAATGTTCAAGTCGCCTTTTGTATTATCAAGCGAAGTATTTACCGCATCCTGCCAGGTTTTCTTCGTTGTGGACTTGTTCTCCCACTTGCTGTCATAAATCTTAAATTTCAGCTTTGAAGCAACTGTTTCCGGCAGTTCTGCAAACGCCTCTTTCATGTATGCAAGGATTTCCTCTTTTTTCTTCTTTTTCTGCTCCTCTTCGTAGTCCTTTACCTGCTTTGCAATCGTATTGATAGGCTCATCAATAAGCTGTGTCAGTTCCTTTGCCTGCTTCTCCATCGTTTCGTATGGTTCCAGGCACTTCTTTTTGACATCTTTTCTTCTATCCTCAACGGATTCTTTTAATTTTCTAAGGTATGCAACTGTTTTCTTCGCATCTGCGATTGAATTATCGTCATACACAATGCCAACGTATTTCTGCATCTCTGCGGCAAGTGCTGTTTTCAATTCTTCAAAGTTCCAGTTGATTTTTCCTACTTCCTGTTTTACTACTACCTGTAATTCGTTCATTTTCTCATCCTCCTATTATTTCCAAGGTAAATCGTCTAATGTTTCATCCGGCATCATGAAGCCTTCTCCGTCAGGCATTGGCTCCGGCTGTTCCTCTTGCTGCTGTTCAAAAGGAAGTGTCTGCTGTACCGGCTCTTTAGTTTCCTGTGGCTGTTCTACCGGTACAGGCTCTTTCTTCGCCTGCTCCATCTGTGCAAATGCATCAACCGGAGCACCGTTATCCGGCAATGCGGCTGTGGTTGTTCTTCCATCAATGAATACCGGCTGACCGTTTTCAAACTCCACATCGCCGCCTGCAAGATAGGCTTTCTGCTGTTCGATGTTGTCAAAATCAAGGTCAATCAGCTTGCACAATCTACGGAGGACCGTCTTTTTATACATCTCTCCTGTGCTGCTCTTCCAAGCCTGGCTGTCTTTGGCTTTGGAATATGTATTTCTGACATTCTCAATTTCTTCTACGCTCATAGTGTCATACATCATGGAGCCATCCTTGAAAACCACAATCGCAAAAGCTCCAATCATTGGCTTATTTGAAAATGGCTGTGGTCTGTAAATCACATTCTGAATGCCTGCGTCCACCTCTTCTGTAAAGAAATCATCCTCCCGGACCACCTTTGCGAATATATCCTTAATCGGGTTTCTGGAAAACCTCTTGCACATCTTGATTTCGCCCTTGTAGTCCGTCTGGAAGTTAAGTTCTCCTCCATACGGAATCGCATAACATTCTCCGTTGAAATAATCCAACCCCAGATATGCCGCTTTGCACAAGCACACTGCCATTGATTCAAATGTCAGCTTGCAAAGCTCCGTCTTTTTCTTTTTGTCTTTCAGCATTTCGGAAATAACCGTAACCGTATTCAAGGCGAAACGCTCCTGATTAAATCCTGCTGGCAATGCTGCTTTGTGTGTAGTCAGTTCCTTGATAATTGAACTCTGTACCCCTGAAAGCCACTGTTTCTCTGTCATTTCTGCCATCGTTTACATCCTCCTGTTTTTGTGTTTTTATATATCTCTCAAATTCCATTGTCCCGATTGTGACCTCATTTATTGCATTTCTGATAAAATATTCTTTAATCACATCTGGGAGCAAATACGGAATGTAAGATTCATCTTTGCCTGCTACAGTTGCTTTTCTCTCTGCGTACTGCACCAGTTCTGTAAACTTCTCGTCCGTCATGCTGTACCCTTGCTTTTCTGCATCTTGTCTTATGTCCTCGTATAATTCCTGCATCAATCAGTACCTCCCTCATCTTTCTTATGAGCCACTCCACAAAAAGCACAAACCCCGGCATCAGCCATTCACTGCCTATTGCAAAATGTCCTTGTGTGTTATATCTCACTCTGATAAGTACACCTAAAAGTACAAACCCAACTGTTAACGCCACCCAGTGTTTCGCTATCATCCTTTCAAGCATTTTCTTATTCCTCCCTGCCTGTATAAAAATCATGTCCGCCATGCGAATAAAGATAATTCAGATTATCTCTGTGCCATGTGCTACTACTTTCGCTCTCGAAATAAGTTGCTCCCTGGCTTTCATCCCACTTGTCTGTAGCAATCAGCTGCAATGCCTCGAAGCATTCTTTGTCCGGCTCCACTTTTTGGAATCTTCCATTTGCTACCGGTGTGAACTGTCCTTTTTCATAAATCACATCTGACACCGTATCAGGAAATCCATCTGTTTTTGTTCTGTTCAGAACTACCAACATGACAAGAGCTTTCCCCTCCACATCTTCGCCCTCGGCCTCTGCCATAGCGATTTTTGCAAGCATATAGGCATCATCCGCATTGATTTCCTCATTCATAATTGTGGCGGTATATTCCGTTTTGAATGTTTCCTGTGGCTCATTATCTGTAACAGCCTCTTGTGTGCTATCTTCTGCATATACCTCGTAACTGGATATGTCCTGGGCTGATGCAGTATATCTTTGTTTCCCATGCATACACACTGTCATTTGAACTGCGGCAAACATCATCGCCGCATCAACTATAAGGACTTTTATTTTTCTTTTATGCACTCTTCGCATTGTTATCTCCTTTCAGCGGCGTAACAAATATCCCTAAATCAAGTTCTGGCATCGACTGTACAGCCTCCAAAAGTTCCTCGTCAGAACAGATATTAAATTCTTCTTTCAGGACTTCTTTCAGTCTGTCAATCAATTCCATGATTTCTACTTCCTTTCTGCCATCATTCGCAGTTCTGTGATTGCTTTGTACACCTCATCCAACGAGCTTACGATTTCTTTCAGCTCTTCACTCTCATTCGTTTCTACTTTTCCATCAGCCGCTATCCTCAATAACGTCTTTTGGATTTTGTCAATCTTTTCATCTTCCAATCCTGCAAGCATCCTCACCGTTATGCCCTCAATGTTCCCTGCCTGTGTTGCTATTGGCAGTTCCTTTCCTATCGGACATTCGCTTTTGCAGAAATTACATTTCAGCTCCGGTGCGTTGTATACCTCCGCCATCATCACGACCACATCTACAGGAATGTTTTTCGTTATTCCTAACTCATAATGTGCAAGGGTTGATTCGGAAATCCCAAGTATTTCAGCCGCTCCGGCTCTGCTGTTCAATCTCTCATTATGTATTGCAGCTCTTTTCCTGCACTCAAAATACACGTTTTCGTTCATGTCCTGTAACCATCCTCTATGTTAGTTTTCTTCGTCTTGCCCTATACTATTAACAGGTTGATAAATGGCATCATAATCATTACTGATTCCAAGGTAATCGCTCACTTTGTTAACCGCCGATTGACTGTAAACCCTGCCGTTGATAATGGAGGATAAATACGGTCGTGCCATCCCGGTTTTATTTGCCAATTCGGACACCTCCATGTCCCTGTCAATCAAGGTGTGCTTTACTAACTTGCACCAAGGCGGAAGTCTTTTCTTCATCTCGCACCCTCCCTTTCTCGATTCCGCTTATTCTTTACTTTTGTAAGGTTCTCATGTAAAATAATGAGTATGTAATCTTTATTTCATTCTCAAATGCATCTTACATTGGTAACTATAACTCATAGTATTGAGTAGGTCAACCCCTGTAACGCATTTTTTTGAGTTTTATTTTAGGAGGTCATTATGTTATACGATAGATTTCGTGAAGCCTGTGAAAAGCGAGGCACTACAATAACCCAAGTTCTGCGTGATATAGGGCGTGCAGAGGGAAATACAGGGAGCTGGAAAGCAGGAAAATCCCCAAAATTAGACATTGTTATGGAAATGGCTGAACACCTCAATATGACATTGGATGATTTTGTATATGGTGATAATCCACCTGTTGCAAAACCATCAACACAAAATAGTGAGTTGTCCGATATGGAGCAGCAACTTCTTGATGTTTTCTCCCACATACCGGCAGACAGGCAGCAACTTTGCCTGGACTTCTTACGCACTCATATGGTCCAGCCTGAAAAGTATGTAGACAAGATGAACGCGTAA